CTCATAGCTGCAGCCATCTTAATCGGTCCATCTGCCGTTGGGCCAAGCAGATCGAACTGCTTGAGTAGCGGCTTGAGCGCGATATAAGCTTGCAGAGCCATGATAATTAGGCCCTTGAAGAAGACCTTTACGTAAGGTCCTGCAGCCTCTACGGCTTTGAAGATCCGATCGAACGTCTCCGTAACGATGAATTTGAGCGCCTTGCCAGAGATCGTGCTTTGGTTGAACACGTTCAGCACGTCGTGTAGCTGGCTCAAGAAGCCGTCAACCTTTACGTCCTCGAACAGAGACATAAAGTCGTCTTTCAAACGCGCGACCTGAAAGCCAATGTCCAGCACTTGTTTGGAAGCAGCGCCACCGAACTTGCTGCTGATAGCTTTGGTGAGTGCAGCGATTCCCTTCTCTGCGGTAATCGTGCCAGCTTTGATCTGAGCTTCGAGCTGAGGCTGCGTAATACCGAGAGCCTGAGCGATCGCGCTCATCTGAACGCCAGTGCCTTTTAGCGCTTTGGCGTTAACATCGAACTTGCCACCGGCCGTGGCTTTCTCGATGATGCTCTGGATCTTCTCGCCGGCACCAGATCCGAGCACAGACTCCACCATCCCGATCGATTCGATCGCATCGGTAAGAGCGTCTGCATTTGTAACGCCGGCTGCTGAGAGCTCGCGCGCCAACTGCGATCCTCGGTTCTGAGTGATCGCAATATGATCGGTCATGTCGGTCAGGCGATTGTAGACCTTGTCTGCATCGTCTGCCGTGTCGAGAAACGCTTCGAGTGCATCGAGCGTATCGTTCTTCGCTTCAGACGCAGCCAACGAGAGAGCCATACCGCCTGCAACTGCAGCTCCCTCGAAGGCTATCGCCGCACCAATACCCGACTCGCCGAGAAACGTAAAAGCCGCGCCCAGATTGAGGGTCGGCTTTTCCGCTTGGTTCATTTTGCTGGCGAGGCCCAAGATCTGCTCTTGGTAGCCGGCCGCTGCAGACTTGTTTGCCTGAAGAGCCTTGTTAAGCTCCATCCATTTGCTGAGCGCAGTTGGATTCAGCGGCCCCTTTTGCAACTTAGCCATAGCAGCTTCGGTCTGCTTTACCGCTTTTTCAGCGGCACTAAGTTGCAACTTGAGCTTCTGCATCTGGGAAGCCATTTCCTTCCCAGGCTTAGTAAGCTTGTCGATTAGCTGGATTTGAAATTTCAGACTGTCCGGCATTTGCAGAAGCTCTTATCGCGTGTGCGCTTGAATGATGAGGTTGACAGCCGTTGCTAACTCAAAAGCAGCGGTGTTGGCCATCTCATCGCTTGTTTCGCCGTCAAACTGTCCAGTGGGATGGAGCAGTTCTTGGTAGCAACAAGCTGCGAAGTTCAAATCCTTACGAATCTGATCCCGAGCTTTTGCGTACCTCCGGTTCAGCGACTTGACCAGCCAGTTCGAGCACAGCGCCCGAACACGTAACACAGATGCCAGGAGCTTCCTGGATCATCTTGTCGAACTCTTCGCCCGTCGGGTAAATGCGGCACGATCGCACGATCACCTCTTGCGCCTTGGGGCGCTTCTTCTCGTCAAACAAGAAGCTGAGGTATCGATCGTACTCGGCGCGCTTGGGACGGCGGAACGCCACGTCACCAAGCTTCGTCGTCACTACCGCGATTTCACCATGCTCGGACTCGAGCTCTGCGAATTTCTCTTCTGAGATCTTTTCCATTGTTGGACTCCTGTTATAGGAAATGGATTAAGACAAGGAAGTAACCCAGTGCAGCTCAGCGGCTGCCTTTTCTCTGGGACGATAAGCGTTACAGCAGTATTTCTCTGGGATCACGGGCAGTCTCACAGGCGTACTCGTCTTTTTCATGAACTTTGCGAAATCTTCGTTCTCGCACTGTTGTTTTCCGACGAGGAATGCACATGTCGAGCAGTGGAAGTCATCGCCTTCCATTGCAAAGTGAGAGCTGCCCGGACCGTAGTCAGACATTACGCGCTAACTTGAGCCTGAGGAGGAAGCGAGCTGACGCCGTTCCACAAGATATCCAAGCATTTGAAGGGAAGCTTGCGAGCGGAAGGATCAGCGTTACCAGAGGTGTTGTTACCCTCTGTGCTTGTGATGCGAGCGCCTTTGATCGTGTCGACGATCGTCGAAAGGCCAGACTTCGACTCATCGTACGTGACGATGATGTCGAACTGTACAGTCTTCCAACCTTCGCCGAGCTTCTGGATTAGAGTGTTGAACTCCTCGAGAAGGATGGTAAAGTCGCCGTCAGCCTCGTAGTTACCCGTTGTGAAAGCGATCGGCCGCGGGCCAGCGCCACGCACAATAGCCGGGTCGAGGTTGTCTTTGTAGTTGATCTCGGTAAGGCCGAGGATGATGTCGTCGCCAAGCTTGATCTCAACGGAGGCCCAGCTATGACGAACGCCATTAGTAAGCGGATACGGCGTGCTCATTTAATTATCCTCCCAACGCGGGGTTCTGAAAGGTCATCGTGACTTCGACGTCCTGAATGTAGCCGACGGGCAGAATCTTCGCGGTAACCGTGAGAGTCTTGGTCGTGCTGATGTTGTCAACTCGGCTCAACGTGACGGTAGCCTTGCTGGCGTCACCAGGCTGCACGAGGCCCTGATTAAGCTTCGCGTTACAACCGCTCTCGAGCGATCGTGCGTCCTTCTCCAGGATGAAACCGGTCTTCGGATCGAGGCGAACTCGGCTGTTGAGACGCTGAACGAAGAAGTTATAGACGATGCGGCAAGCCTCGTCCATCACTCGACCGTACTGCATCTCGGTGAAGTCCGAGCCGACGCTGTACATGAGGTTACAGCGCGTGATGTAGTAACCGATCAAACCGGGAATGCTGGTCAGCGTAACGAAACGCTCGCTATCGAGACCAGGCACCAGGGCCTCGTCGTGATAGACGGTCTTCACGTTGTCGAGAGCGCCGTCAATGACCTCACCGGCCGACTTGCTGATCGAAATGTCCGCAAGACGTAGCACGTAGGGCCAGCCGACAGAGCGTCGATGCTGCACGCCTGTAAGCGCCGAGGGATAGAGAATCGGCGCAGCAGCAACAGAGAGCAGGTTCGACGTGAACGTTGCATAGTTGGTCTGAACCGTCGTCATCCACGCAGACTCGGTAGACGAGAAGTCGACCGTTTCGCAGATACCACGCACGAACTTTTTCTTCGCGAGGTAGCCAGAAAGCGCCGTGTTGAAAACGCCAGCCGCAGTCGCATCGGCGAAACCAACGAGGTAGATCAGGCCAACGCTCTTGGTGCTGTCGCGCAGCGCGTTGACGGCGGTTGTGACGTCGCCAGTCGCCCACGCAGGAGCGGTGGTGGTAAACGTGTAAACGTCGCCAACGCCGAGCGTCGCCACAGTGAAGTGAATCGTGAGACCTGTGTTGGGGATGACGTAGTCGCCCGTCGCCGGCATACGAATCTCGCCAGAGACCGTAGCGCCACCGTCAAGCGAAATCGTGAACCCAGGCTCGGGATCCGTACCGACAGTTCCCGCGCGCACGGGCGTAACGATCACGTTGTAACGATCGTTAGCAACACCGACCGACACGGTCATAACCGAAGCACCAACTGCACCAGTCTTGGTAACAGCAGTGGATGCGCCCGGAGTCGTGTTGGGTGTTTTGATGAAGTACGGATTCTTGCCGGCGAGCGTCAACGCAGCGGTGAGCTCGGCGCCAGGACCGTAACCATTGTCCGATGTGACCTTTGTCGTGTCACTATACGGACCCATGATAGCGTTCGCAGTGCCAGCACTCGAGCAGCCAATGACGGCGACGGTGCCTCCAGGCGAGACAGGCGCGTTGCCCAGTCCACCGTTCTGGATTTTGAAGTTAACAGCAGGAGAAGCCATTGCTTAAGTGCCTTTCTTATTGTGGAATCGTGACGCTGTTGATCACCGAGTCGTCGGTTTTCGTCATTTGAACCGTAGTGCCTTGAGCCACTGTGGTCTCGGTGAACCACGGAGTATCAATGATCGGCACCTGCACAGTAAAGTCAAGCGTGTATACGTAGCCTCTTCGATCTGCACGGGTTGTCTTAGTCGTCGTTCCGCCGAGTAGCTGGTAATTACCTGCTTGTACTTTGTGCAGCGAGAGAATGAACTGATTGATCAGCGCATGCAAAGCTTCGTAGTCTGCGCGCTGTTGAGTCGTGTAGTCAAACTCGGTCGTACCCGGCTTGATCTGTGGAGTGCCTACGGCCCACAAAATGGCCTTGGCTCCTTCGGTGCGCGTTGCGATCGGCCGCGGGTTCTGCCCGTTCGACATGTCGCCTGCAGGCCACTCTGCCTGCTGTACATAACTGGGCGGACCGTATGAGTCGTCCGTCGGATAGATCACGATGCGAGGAGCGTCGTTGTGTTCAGCCTCATGATCTGGCCCATAGTAAATAGGACAGGTCACGTTGCTGTCAGCAAAGTCCGCAATAATCGAATCTACGACGTGAGGGAGACCCATTATCTGCCCATTCTCTTATGAAACGCGTTGCTTACTGCTGTGTTGATGATTTGCTGCCACTGTCTCGGCATCGCTTTGTCTGGTAGCGGTTTGCGCGCTTCCATCTTCACGGTGCCTCTCTGATGAAAAAAACCGTACGGCATCCCGAGAACAATCTGAACGCCTGCGTGTTGCATTGGCGTCACTTCAGTTCCTCGAGCTAGTGCACCTGACGCCGTTAGGGGCGGAGGATGACGACCTCGAGCAAGCGTGCTGGGCTTAAGTGGGGCCCAGGGTTTTCCGTAAGGATCCGTGCCTGTGGCGAATTCGATCTGTAACTCTTTCGTGAGCTCGCGCGCGACTTCGCCGCTAGCTCGACTGGGAACCTCGGCAAGCTTGTCCAAGTTGTCGATCAACTTGCCTAGCTCGCTAAAGTCTCCGGTCATTGGCATTTAGCCACCTACGAAAATGTCAGGATCGTTAGAGCCAGTCGTGCTCCAACCGCGATCGGTGTTTGTGTAAACGTCGGGCTGTGCAGACTCAGGCGCAGATTGAGTAACGTTCAAACGAGCCTGTCCGTTTGAGACTCTTTCTAGCCACTTGAGCGCATGATCGGCTCGCTGGCCAACAACGGAGTCCGTCGGATCAGACGGATTGAAACCGCGCAAGCACAGCAAATCCCAGGCAGCACGAAAGCAGACCATTCGAACGAGCGTTCTGTCGTAAGGGGCGATGAGAGGTAGCTGGTATTTATCGCCGATATACGTGTCTGCTTCCGCACTGTGGTCATCCAGGGCCACCTGCTTATCAGAGTCGCTAATAGAAGCGAGCGCTGATGCAGGCAGCCCACAGGACGCCAGATCCGCTAAAGTAGCGTATCCCATTTCCGCTTTGGGCTTAGTACGAGCCCGCCGAAGTACCAGCAGCCACGAGGAACCACAGCGTTTCCGCAGCAGCACCACGCGCATCGCAACCGTAAACGAACTGCTTCTGCATGAAGACGTTGTAGTCGTTCGGGTTGACGAGGTACGTGAATCGAGGCGCCTGGCGCAACTGCCACATCAAAGGCTTCACAACCTTCGACGTGTCCATCAGCCAGTAGTTGTTCGGCTTGTCGGCAAGCTCCGGAACCATCAGGATCTTGGCCGTGCCCTTGTACGTGTTCTGCTGAGGCGCGTTGTTCAGACCACCGATGCCGGCAAGGAAGTCGGCCTCGAGGATGAGCTTCGCAGCGCCTTCGAGCTGGGGCGGAATCACCAGAAGATCCGGCACAACGGTAAGAGGCTGGTTGTCCTCACCCTTGTACGCCATCATCGCCGTACGAACGGACACGTAGTTATCGTACGTGAGCGCCGTATTGAGGAAGAGGTTCGACTGGTTAGCAACGCCAGCGCCAGGGCCACCGGCGACGTCACCACCGCTAACGGGGTGAGTCGTAGCGAAGACCGCGACGCCGTCATAGCCGGTCACAGCGCTTGCGCTACGCAAGAACGCAGCGAGCTGCTGATCCGGCCATTTCTTCGCCTGCGCAGCGAGGAACGAGATGTTCATGTTGAAGATGCCGAACTGATCATCCTCCACATCGTCTCGCTCGAGAACGGTCGTGTTCTCGAACGGCTCGTTGGTGACCGTGCGCGAGTGCGTGGCGATCGCGTTAAGCGAGCGCGAGCCAACCCATTTGCGCATGATCGGAATGCGAGCCATCCAGCCGTACGTGACCTGGCGCGTATTGCTAGGGATCGTGGTAGCAACCTGGTCGGCCCAGGTGCTGGTAGAAGCAAGAACCTGACCAAACCGAAGATCGGCTTGTCGGAAGATCAGGTCCAAGTTTGATTGCGTGACTTCCATTTGACTGTTGTCTCCTCTGTTAGAAGGGGTTAGGACCCGATTACTGCGTGCCGCCGGTCTTCAAGAACCAGTTGGTTCCGTCGTGCTGGCAAACAACGAAGTTGACCTTAGACGCCGGCATAACGAACAAAGTCGCAGCAGCGTTGTCCTTGATCGTGTACGTCTGAGCGGTAGCGTCAAGACGCGTGATCGTGATCTGATCGCCCGCCTTAGCGCCAGTGTTACCGAGCGTCAAGTTACGACCAGCAGACAGCGTAGCAGCAGGAAGCTTTCGCCACGTGCCCTGCGTGATCTGGATCGTAGCGTCAGCGTCCGTAAGGTTCGCTCCAGCCGCGCCGTTGAGGCCGTCGAGGAACTGGTTCGAGCCAGGAGCAGGCTGGCCGATCGAGACCCACACGCCAGCGCCGGTGTTGCTATCGAGATCGGTAGCAGCGTCGACGTCGACGACGTAACCCGCGAACGGGCGCGAGTTGCTCGAGCTGGACTTGTTGACGGTCTGATCGTCCGACGCGTAGCACGGCTTGCCAACGTTCGCCTGAGCGATGGTGTCACCGTTATCGAACTTGAAGCAACCGCGGATGACGTTCACGGTGAGATCACCGTTCGAGCCAGACGAGTTGTCGACCGAAGTACCGGGAACGCCACCTTTCACAGCGTCAGGCTGAGCCTTGTCCGCAACACCAATGACGGTGAGCGAAGGGTCAGCAGACGCGGGAACAGCGAAGCCCGACGTGTTGATAGCCACCAGCGAGCCAATGAAAATCTTGGTCGATGCCGCAACGGGCACAGGGATCACGTTCGGCTCGACCTGGTTATCGAGGCGGGAAGTGACGCGACCTTTGGTAAGAGCAGCCATTTTCTCTTTTTCTCCTTAGGGATTAAGCTCGGGGATGAGCCTTGTTGTAAGCGATGACTTCAGCCTCAGAGAGGCCCATACCAGCAGCAAGCTTCCGCTCTTCAGCAGTCAGCGTGTCCACCTGAACAGTAGCCTTAGCGTGCTCTTCAGCAGCCTTGTCATCGGCCTTGTGTTCTTTGCCAACGGGGAACGTTGCGTCACCGACAGCAGTCAGGTATTCGTCGAACGCCTTCTCGGTAAGCTTCATAGCCCAGGCTTTTTGCGTAGGAAGCAGCTTGCCATCAGCAACGGCCTTGGTAACACGCGCTTCGAAAGTGACCTTCTCCTGCGCTTCGAGTTTCGCAGTGAGAGCAGACACCATCTTGTTCGCCTCGACCAGAGCGGAAAGAACCGACGCCTGAGCCTCTGCCTGAGCAGCAGGAACCTCAGCTTCAGCTTTCTTGCCCTTGCCTTCGGGAAGCTCGTCCTCGTCCTCTTCCTCTTTCTCTGCCGCCTTGGACTTGCCGTACTTGGCGTCCATTTTCTTCTCGAACTCACTGAAGAGATCAGCGAGTTTCTTCTCCAGATCCTTATCCATGTTTTCTCCTGTTGTTTCCGCTTGGCTCTGTGCCTGGGAAAGGCCAGGAGCCGTTACTTGAAGGACTTCTTGAGGGACCTTCGCGTAAATTTTTAGTTGTTCTGATGCGATCGCTTTAGACGGGACATCGACGAGACTGTCTGCGAATCCCTGTTTAACGGCCTCGGAGCCGATCATCCAGGTTTCCTCGTCCATCATTTTCAGGATGTCCGACTTTCCTTTTCCTGTTCGTTTTGCGTAGATTGCAACCATGCTGTCGCGCATCTTGTCGAGCACGTCAGCGAGTTTGCGCAACTCTTCCGATCCACCTTTTGTTTGAGCGTACGGGTTGTGAATCATCATAAAGGCGCCTTTGCCGATCTGAATCTCGTCGCCGGCCATGGCGATAACGCTCGCGATACTAGCTGCAAGGGTTGAGATCTTGACGACAACGCGCGCCGGATGCGAGGCCAGGAGATTGTAGATCGCCAGGCCGTCGAGCACCTCGCCACCTGCGCTATGCAGGTTGACGGTGATCTCTTTCGCCGATTTGTTGGCTTTGATGGCGTCGCGCACGGCCGCACTCGTGATGCCATTGGCTGCATCGCCGATAGCGTCACAGATCTGCAGCTCCATGTGTTCAGAGGCTTCGCCTAAGATTTGATAAGTCCAAGACATTTTGCTGTCCTCGCTACGAGCTCTTTCGCTTGCTCGATGATCTCTGCCCCATGCTTGTGCTTGGAGACCTCAATGGCTCGCTCTTGTCTCTCAGCATCTTCTCGTGTGGTATGCACGCCGAGCGTTTTGCCTTTGTGCGAAATGAGGTAGTACTTCCCCTTCCGCTTCTTGATGATGTTGAGAAACTCGGCCATTTCTACTTCAATTGATCGTTGACCCAGCGCGCCCACGCCGAGTGCTCATTAAGATCCGTCACTTCGATCTGCTCTTTATCCTGATCGAACGCATGACGGGGAGGCTGGCAATCCTCGCAAAGAAAAAAGAGACTCTGACCGCCTACAGGATGATTTACTGTGACGGCTCGAGTAGCGAATAACGAGCACGGGCACTTTAGGGCGAAGATGCAGGAGTTCGGGTATTTGCCGAACACATACGCTCGCAAAGCAGCAAACTTCTCGTTGACTTTCTCGCAGTCAGGACAATTTAGCATACGTCGAACCCCATAACGGTGCAGCCTGTGTTGGCCAGAATTTGGATGAACGCCTTCGCTCCATTAACGTTGTTAATTTGAGCGCCAACGTTCCCTACGTTGCCAGTAGCAAAGGTAAGGGTTAGCGTAGTGCCATGTGGAAGCCATTTGTTTTGCGTGCTATCGAACAGCCACGCGCGAGCTTGCAAGCTAGTACCGTCTGCGATTACGACCTTGAAGAACATCCCGAACGGGCTGCTACCCCCCGCCATATGAGCAGTGGCGTTGCGTTTCGCCGAGCATCTGAAGATGCGGTTAGCCGGAGGCGGAGTCGTATTAGGATCGTTGTCGACCGACAGCGCAGCACCGCCCAAAGTCCCGACCCAATTGGCGATCGAGAACGTGCTATCGTTTGCTGTTGAAGCGCTGCGAGCGAGTTCCATTATACGAAGTCGTATCCGAGAGCAGAAACGTTGCCGGTGTTTGTGGTGATTTGCATGAAGAACTTAGCACCACCCATGTTACCAACAACAACGCTTGCTGTGTTGGTAGACGCCGCAGTGAGGGTTTGCGCCGTACCGTGCGGAATCCAAATCGCTTGCGTATCGTCGTAGAACCACGGCCGCACAACCAGCGAAGTGCCGTCGGCGATGACCATGCGCAGTGTCATACCGCCCATTGTAACGACGCCGTTACGTTTCGCGGTGCATCGCAAAATGCGGTTAGCAGGTACAGAGCCCAAATTGGTGGGAGCTGCATCGTTACCCAGCGCAGCACCACCAATGATGCCAAGCCATTGGAGAGAAAATGTAGCGTCGTTAGACGTATCTGCAGATCTTACTTCGTGCATAAGCTACCTCGCCGGCACAAGCCGCACACAGGGATAAAGAGAAAGCGCATCTTCGAGAAGTTCGCGCACGTGTTCGCGCTGCTTGCTATTTATTTGTGTAGCAATGCTTGCGAAATCCGACATTTTGCGCACCATGACTTCTTCTTTCAAACCAACAAGAGCCACAAAAGGGGCCCGATAGCTGTCCAGCCAAGAGAACTCTTCGTCAGGACTAGTCCGATTCAGGATTCTGACCATCATCTTTTTCGGGTTTCTCTTCCTTGGGATCTTTTTCTTCTTCCGGATCTTCTGGATCTTGTCCATCTTCACCTGGCGCCACGGGCTCTTGTACTTCAAGACGCTTGCCCGTCAACGGCACGCCAAATTTGTCTTTGATCTGATCCTGATCCAGCTCCCAACCGAGCTCTTTCTCGAACGTCTTCGCAGCTGCAGCAATGCTCACGAGGATGTCTGCATCCTTCTTTTTGTCTTCTACAGGAGCTGCCTCGAAACAAGGAACAGGAGCAAGGTCAGTGGCTCCGTAATTGTATAGGCAGTACAGCATAAGAATCTGCTTGTAGATGAACTCAGCAAGTTTGCGAGCGTCTGCTTCAGCATAGTCCGAGTCTTCCTCTCTGTGCGCTTGAGTCGCTGCGCCCGTGCCTGTCTGCACTTCGGTCGTCAGGTTCGTACCGCGGATAGTCAGAGTGATCGACTTGTCGCATCGCTCGATCAGCCCGTCGAAGCCCTTCCACGAGTCGTCTTTCGCCTCGAGAAGATCGACGTCCCACTCGCCACCAACGCCACCCATGGGCACAGGTAGAAGGAACGCTGACTCCGAACCGAGTCGCTTTACCGCGTTGAAGAAGCGGCGTTTGTCCTCGGCTGGTGCTTGAGCAGGCACCTTGGCCTTCTTCTGAGGAAGACCGTGAACCTCGCTATACCTGGCCCAGTCCCTTAGAGCGAATTGTCGAACGAGCCACGGGATAGAGACCGATCTGACAGCACCACGCATCCAGCCGCGATAGCTGCCGTAAGGAGTGTAGAGCGCCCATTTGGGATCATTGGGTTCGACCTCGATTACGCCTTCTACGGTGAACGCTACGTATTTGCGCGTAGCCACGTTGTAGTAAATGTACAGCAAATGCCACGGCTTGAGACGCGGGATGTAACGCTCATTGCGATACTCCCACACAAGCTCGAGTAGACAGAAACCGCCGAAGATCGCCCAGCGCATGATCTCTTCGATAATGCTCTCTGGAAACATCTCGGTCCAGTAGTCCTCTATTTCTTGAGCAATCTGCTTAGCCAGCGTCGGATTTTTCGATCTTTCAGAAGGGTTGAGGATGATCTCGCTTTTGGTGATCCCTTTGATGCGTCCGTTTGTCGCACCCTGGATGCGATCATCAGCAAGCATGGCGTCAGTAAGTAGCGCTGCATTTCCGAACTGTCCATTGACGTGGGCCGAGATCGCAGAGCGGATCGTGCTGACGTTCCACTGCTGGATATCGACAACAGGAATGTCGCGCAGCTCGCCGGCTGGAGGCGCCTTGCCTCCGAGTGCTTGCGGGTCTGCTGCGAAGAACTGGTTAGACTGCAGTACGGGCATGGGCTCCAGCTCATTGTGAAGCTGTGCCTCTTTCTTTTTGTCTCGGCTAAGTCCGAGTTTTTCCCAAAAGTGAGCCATTTTACCAGTCCAGCGGTTTGGGCATCTCGCGCTGCATTTGCTCGATGCTGTTCCAATCAACGGCGCCGAACTGCGCAGCGTTGAAAGCCGCACCGAGAGCGTCTACCTGATCATCGTGCTTATCGCCGATGCCGGTGAAGTTTTTCAACTCGTGTTTGAGCGGATCAAGCCAAGCAGCGTATTTGGGCAAGAGGACACGGCCAGCGTTGAACGCAGCCGCAACAGGTTGAGCTCGGAGGAACTTATCGACGGTCGCTTTCTGAATGCTGAGCTCGAGGCCGATCGTCTCCATAAAGTAAGCGGAGCCAGTTTCGCTAGCAGCAACGCTTACCGCCAAGACCGCGTTAGGGTACAACGTCTTGAGAGCGTGCACGCGATCTCGGAACTGAGGCGGTTCCATCTGCTCGCGCAAGAGGTCAACGACGTAGAAGTCGTTGCCGATTTGCTGCAAGACACACGCAACGCTGTAGTCGGCGTAGCTCTTCTTTGTGTACGCGAGGTCGATGCCGATCCAGTAACGACACGGTGCGTCGGGCACGACGTCGTAATACGTGGCGTCTTTGAAGACCTGGCCTCCACGATGCCTGGGAGCGCCCATGTAGAGAGCGCTCCACACGAATTCACCAACTTCCACGCGGCGTTCAGTCAACAGATCGAGCGGCCACATCTCGGGCCAGAGCGGTTTGTTGTCCTCGTCGATGGCTTCCAGGTTGATGTTGTCCCAGCCCTCTTCGATCAGAGTGCCGGCGAGATCGTCCGGATGCCAACGAGTCTGGATGACGATGACGCTTGCGCCAGCGTGGACGCGCGTCATGAGAACCGATTGGAACCACTCCTTGACGTGCGCGCGCACGGTCGGGCTGTTCGCCTCGGCCATACCCTTGTACGGGTCGTCAACAACAACGAGGCCGTCGAAACCGTAGCCGGTGATTCCACCACCAATGCCGGTCGCGAGGAGATCGCCTCCGCGAACCGTGCGCCACTGTCGACGCGTGCCCTCATGCATGAGCTTCGCTTCGTCAGCGATCCACTGCGTGCGCGTGCTCATCGTCTCGGCGCGTTCAGACTGATAGCTGATGTACGCGTTGCGCGACTGGGGCTTGTTGAGCAGGTACCAAACGAGCGCGTGAATCGTCGTCTCTGACTTACCGTGCTGGGGAGGGCAGCTGATAACAACACGTCGCGACTTATGCAGCGTGCTCTCCAACACTTCCACGTATTTGCGCAGATGCTTGGGAGCTTTGTAGTTCGGGCTGACTCGAGGAATAAAGTCCATCAAGCTGGCCGGAACGTCTGCTAGATTAGGCAGCCCGTTGTCTTCTGTGATCAACAGCTCGCGCGCTTTTTCTTCAGCAGCCAACGCGCGAGTCATAACCTCGCCGAGTTGGGCATAAGCGCTAGCGCAGTCGCGCAGCACTTGCGCGCGTGTGCGTTCGTTTAGCTTGAGATTTTTGTTCGCATCTTGCAGCGTCTTTGTCATCAAGTCTGTAAACGCTGTCGCCAATCCTCTCCGATTAGCGGAGGGAATCATCGACACGTACAGATCTGCAAGCGCGTCTTTGCGTAGCTTACGTTTCTGCTGGCGTTCTTTTGTTGACAAAGTAAGGTGCCTTACTTGCGAAGAGTTTCGCGCGAGTCATCAGGTCGCGCGTCACTGCCGTCCAGACCGAGGTGATGACTCTCGGTGTCAGGTCGCACGGCCAGCGGTTCCCTGCTCTTTTTTGCACGCACTCTCTGCCGCGCTTCAGACGGAAACTCGTCGCGCGCGTTCGTCCACAGACGGTCGGAGTGCCTCACACGGGAAATTTAACCTACATGACCACACATGTCAAGTATGGTAATGTATGGTTGACGCGTCATCTGACCACGCACGTATTGCAATGCTCATGACTCGGGAATCAGTGTGAGCATGTAGGCGAGCCGTCCGAGACGGGCTCTAGTATTTGGCACGCGCGTTGCGATCGGCTTTCTTGCGTGCGTTACCTGCTGTTGCTGGTGCTCCTCTCGTCTGGTTGTTCAGACTACCCGGAGCTCCCAGCGCCAACAGCACCGAGCGACGCCGGAACAGACGGAGCTAGCCCGTGCACGCTCTGCTGGGACGCGTGTGGTAAAGTGACAGATCGCGAGAGTGCGTCGTTTTGCTCGCTGCGTTGCGGGCTAATATGTGAAGGAAAAACGCCACCAGGTGTTGACACAGTCTCGCATAATAAGCAAACTTTTGGTGCCTCAGGCAAGGAGAACGAATCATGAGCGAACAATCACGAAATGCGGCACAATGGGACGAACTTCAACGGCTACGCAACGAGCTCTCTGTCAAGGACAGGGAGATCTCGAACCTCCGTATCGAGCGTCACGCTGCTAGCCTCGATAGTGAGGATTTCGAAGCACAGAACAACGCGCTGCAGGGTCGCCTGCAAGCGTTGACGGGCGATCTCGCTGTTGCACGTGGCGAGCTCAGCAGGACGCGCGACGAGCTGGAAATCGCCGACGAGCAAGTGCGCCGAATCGTCGAGGAGAACGACAAGCAGGACGACGTGATCGCGGAGTTGGAGAACACCGTCGCGCTCGGCGACGAAACCGTCGATGCTGTCCTCAAGTGCTACGCCGGCTGCTTCCAGGCGGGCTACGAGGCGACGCAAGAGCTCATCGCTACGCGCGATCTTTTGATCACGGCTCTCGAAGCGCTGAATACGGCGATGTACTTGAGCGGCGATGCTGTCCTCGTCTCCGAGCAGGAGATCGCCAGCATGCGCTCCAAGGTGCTCGATCCTCCGCGCCGTCTGCCGGATGCTCCTCTGCCCTCCCTCGAGGACATGAAACAGATGGCTGCGTTCGCCAATTTCGCCGACGAGTCGAACGACACGAACACGATCACCACGTCTGCCGAAATGACGCCCGCCGACCTCGCGCGCATGTGCGAGGTCCTCGGGATCGATCTTCCTCCGGGCGTGCTCCCTTAAGCATGGCTCTCCTACGCAACCCCGTTTGTTGGTGACGACCCTCCTGATGTTTGGGAGGGTCGCATCGACGAAAGCTACGAGGATTTCGATGATCAACGTCAAAACAAAGCGCAGACTCAAGAAGAATCGCGCAGACAAGATCGTGCCCGTCGTTACGGTTGGTTCCCGTCATCGCTGGAAAGCGCGCGGCAAGCTCGCACCGTACGGTAAGGGCACGCTGCAACTCAAGCGCAGAACCCGCAAGGCAGCGAAGAAAGCACGCGCCATCACGAGGAGCAACCGCAAATGAGCACGGAAAAAACCAGCAAACGCGGAATGCACATGCCCGGACGGCACGTCGTAGCGGCGCGCGAGGGACACAAAGTCGGGCAGCAACTCCGAGGCTCGGCGTTGAAGAACGCGAAAGAGTACGACACGCTGACGGCCGCTCGCAAGGCAGCCAAGAGCGGGTCATGCATCGTCCGCATTGCGGACGGGATCGTGGTGAGCGTTCGATGAAGACGTGGGAGCTGACCAAACAGCAGAAAGAAGATCTGCAGGTGCTGCGCTCTCCGCAGGGATATCGCGCAGATTATGCGTATGAAGCGGCGTTTCGCGTTCTGGCCGACACCTTCGAGATGGTTCGCTTCATGAATCTGCGCTTCTACGGAGAGGATGGGCTAGACAAATGATCTACCGAGTCGAAGTGACCGATGCTACGTCTCAACTGCGCCTGAGCTTCGCACGCCAGGATCTCAAAGCCGCAGTGCGTGACGGCAAGCAGGAAGCGAAGCAATACCCTCACACAAAGGTGAGCTACTGTCAGCCGAGCGTGCGTGTCTACGAGGGAGAAACCCTGGTATACTACGAGCTCTGCTTGGAGGAGACGTGATCGACGTCGACTCCTATAAGCCGTACGAGTTCAAGCTCTACCGCCTACAGCTAAAGCCGCTGGTGTGGTGGATGATCGGCTACCTGTTTTCCAATGGGCGCAAATAACGGCTCGCAAGATACCGAGCCGTTGCAGAGGGAAGCCAAGAAGAAGTACAAGCATGAGCGCATGTCCGCCTATGGCGTGCTTAGCGCTTCCTTGAGCGAGCCCTCCGCGCGGAAAGACTGTAGCAGAGAGGAGAAGATAGCATCTCGGTTTTGGGACCGAGCGTGTTTCAACGCCTGTCGTGTGATCGCTCACAACTACAACCCAATCGAGGATTTCAAATGAATGCGCGCGTAGCAAGAAGGCAGGTAGCTAGCTTGCCTGCAGGATATAATGGAGTGCCGGCCAATTGGCTGCTCTGCCATGACAAGTCACCAGGGCATCCGATGCCCTATCCACCTGGCGACGTCTGCAGCGCGTGCTGCCCGCCTGATCCACAAAAGCCGACGGTAGGAATGCCTGTAATCGTCACACTGGGCGTGCGACGCGCGGAGGGAGCGATATTTAGCATTTGGACAGGCGGCTTTGAAGTCAAGCTGGCATCGGGCTCGATCATGGCCTACAAAGACACTGAATGGCTCAAGCTCGTAGAGCCCGACTTCACCAAATGGCCAGCTTTCGGCAAGCAGGTCGTAGGGTCGCTGATGGCGACGAAAACGCTCCCAGCTCCTGCGTCTCCCGTAGCAGCCCATCCGAATCCGATGCCTCGTGTGAACGGCTGTCTGGACGTGTCCAAATGCTGCAATCCTGACTGCGGTTATCCCAACCCGTATCCCGCAGACAACGGGCCCAACTGCAACAACGGTTGGCTCTGCTCTCGCTGCAAGATCGTGAAGGACATGCAATGAACCAGAAATACCACATACGCTATCGCAAGCGAGACGGGATGAACTCGCCTTGGGAGCTCTACATTGACAAGGATCTGCACGATCGCTTTCTTCTAAAGCAGGCGCAAGACATCACAGATCGCCTCTGGGATGAGGGCAACGAAACGATGATGTCTGCTGTTGGTACCGAATGGGACAACGCAACATGAAAACGATCAAGGTGGAGATCTACAAAAATACGGCGTTCTGCGTAGAGCTCGCAGTTGCCAGCACGGGAGACAACCAAGAAGACGCCATCCACAAGCTCATGAAGAAAATCCGCGAGATGTCCGCCGAGCAGGTGGTGTTCTCGCTACCCTACTTGGGGCGCAGCTTCTCAATGAAATGGGAGGAGATCAAGAAGCCAAAACCACCGGAGCTCGACGAATTCGAGCAAGCCCAGAAGCTTCATAATCGTTTGCAGAAGGACGTGGCGTAAATGGTCATAGCGCAATTCAAACTCGGTAACGGGAAGTCGGTCATCCAGTTCACAGTACAAGAGGAAGAAGCAGCAGACTGTGTGGAGCAGGTGCACGACATCGTTCATGCGATGATCACCAAACCAGACGACGACGATGGCACGCCACACACGGGCGGGCTCAAGGGTCCTGTACTGAACTAACGATGAAGCAAACAAAGCTGCCGAATCGCTCGTTCAACAGCGAGAAGCGGATCGGCGAGCGACACGAGACGATTGTTCGGGCTTTTCTCGAGAAGAACGGTGTAAAGCTACTGCCCAAAGTCAACGACCGCGACCCAGATATCACGCTACTGGACGGCCGCACGGTCGAAGTGAAGTCGAGACGACGCAAGTTTGAGTCGCTGGCAGACTTCGCTGAAAAGCTCCCAGCGATAGAGACCAAACGCCGCTGGGATAAGAAGAAGCCGAAACCCGTTGCCTACGTCATCATCAGCCAGTTCACCAAGGCCATGGTGTGGACGCAGGGAAGCAACGCGAGACGGTGGAAGGTCGTGTCTAGGCCCAACAACAACGGCGGGATGGCAGAGTGCTACGTCTGCCCGAGAGAGCAGCTTCATCCCATAGAGACGCTCGTGGAGTTCCTCACATGAAGATCACAAAGTTCTACAGAATCACAGACGTCAACGGGAAGAAGCGGTTCGAGTCGATTTACCGGGTCGATACCGAGTTCTATCTCAAAAAGCTGCTCAGGCGCAAGAGCGAGCAGGCTCTCGTCACCACGAAGTCAATCGTAGAGGTGCTCAGGTGATTGCCTCTCCGTCTAGCAAAGTCTACACGTGGGCCGATATCGACTGCTCGTTCGACGGAAAGCCACTGCGTGAGTACAAGCCTATCGTGTGGATCGACGACCCGATCGACAGGAAAGAGCTAACGCTGACTTACTCGGTCGGATCGTACGAGTGCACGATGACTCTCAATATGAACATGATCGAGGACTGCGCCAATCCCGAGCTGTACATTTGGGAAGTGTATCGTACGCTAGTGCGACAAATGCAGGCAGGGATCGACGAGCGTTGTATGCGCGCCATCCAATCACAGCCAATGCGCAATCTGCTCACGCTAGCGGAGGACGGCCATGTATGGTGAGCCCGACGTAGGAAAGACAATCGAGATCGTGCACGTAGACGTTCCTGAAGGATACACGGTGCGCGCGGATTTTGATGCTGTGCGCACGTTGACGCTCGACGAGGCAAGTTTGGGCGTAGCACCAGGAGACATGGTCGAACTCATCATGTCTGGCGGAGAATGGCGAGTGGTCAACCATTGGCGAGGTGTAGACACGCGCTGCAAGCAGGCAACAGAGCGAGAGTCGCTGAGCAACCTTTACATGGTGGCGAACAAATGAAAATCATCGTTCCCTACGAGACAGAAGCTCGAATGATCTTCGGGGTCATCTTCATCGAGCAGATCCTCGAAGCACAAGAGACGAACCGCATCCCGTCCTTCTCCAGCGCGCGCGACTTCTTCTGGGATTCGCAGCTGCCGCCCGAGATCAAGCGAGACTTCGTGCGTCTCGCGCAAAACGTCGAGAAGTTCAACGGACCTCTGCCCCCGACGCCTGGATTCCTGTCGTGCTGAGCAAATCCGAGTACAAGCGTCTGCGTGTGCAGGTACCAGAGGAGTTTCAGCTCGCTATCGTGATCTCGGTGCTCGACGCGCTGCTTGCGCGCTGCACCGAGCGCGAGCGATACGTCACCAGAGAGATGCTAGAGCTCTACAAAGCAGAACCGGAGCGACTCGATGGAGAGCCGAACTGATATCGAGGATTTCCTCGTTCGCGTCGCAGCCGAGCTCGAGCTAAACCGCGTAGCCGGCGTCACCATTTCAATCCTGACACCCGAAGGCTGGACGATAGGGAAGCACTGGCTTGCTCCTGGCGTCTCGTCACTGGAGCTGCTCAATGATCAACTATCGATGCTTGGCTCTGATCAGCGCGATTAGTCTGCAAGCGTGCGCTCCCTGTAGCAGGGGAGACTGGGGTTACACGATCGCCGGCGGTACAAAGGAGTACGCCGTGCAAGAGACGCGTGTCACTCCCAGAGGCGTGCACGTAGACGACGCTCTTAACCAGACGCCAGACGAGAGCATCGACCTGCTGACGGATCACGTCGAGCAGTGCTTACCGCAAACGATCGATCGCTCCTCGTTCGTGCTCAAGATTCCGGATAACTGGCATTGGGCATGCGAAAATAGCGACGTCGTGCGCGGAAAGCAGCAGCTCCTCGACTCCGAAGCTCCTGAGTACGGCTGCACAGCAAAGGGGATAGAGCCTCAAGCCGACTGTCCTTGTCGTTGGAGAGCGCTCATACAGTGCCCCAACGTTATCGTTGCGACGCCCAACCTGTACCTTTACCAAGATGCCCTGATACGCTGGGTCACTGGCTCAGTCAATCCATGGGCAGACGAGCACCTAGCACAATGTGCCTCTCCGATCTTACCTCCCTGATCACAGCCGTCGGCCTCGGCAGCACGTACGACATGGCCGGCTGCATGTTCGTGCAGGCAACCACGGAACGCAAACCGCTAAAAGCTGCTCTTGTCTCGATGTGGCTAGGCGCAGCGAGCCTCTTTGGAATCGAGCACGCGCTGCGCAGCCACCTGGATATGATCGGTGTGATCGCCGGCTACGGGATCGGTACGTATGTCGCAGTTCGCTACCTGTGATAGCGACTGGGCTTACGCTTTTTAGGAGGGTCGTCGTCGATATGGCGACCATCGAGCAGGGGTAATACAACCCTCGCGATGATCGCCATGACGATAAGCCCCAACCAGCCGTGCATCAGTTCGAGCCGTGCGTGTAGAGGCCGGTGTAGTTGCGCAGCCTGTAGGCCGCACCACCGCGAGAACCGAGGCGCCCAGCTCGCATGATCGTGCCGTCATGCACCATCTTCGTCAGCGTGCTCGAGAGTGACGACAGCTTGATGCTGTTCGCTCCCTCGTCGTTGAGCTCGTCGCGCAGCTCGATAGCCGTGCGCTCGCGTCCCCTGTAGAGCCTCAATGCGTCGACAACCAATTCACGTGTTGACATTTTGTGCACTCCTTTCTTCCAGGCCATTTTTTCGAGCCTTCCTTCGCTGATACCAGCGAGCTTTCTGCGCCTTGACCTTCTCGGGGTTGCGGGCTTTCCAGCTCTGCGTGTTGAGCAGCCACTTTTGCGGATGGGCCGCTATCCACGCGAGGAGCTGCTCTGCTTTCTTGTCCGAGTCGACGATGCAGAAGCCATTGGCTCCTGAGAGCTCAGCGTGCACGTGTTTTTTGTTGCGGTAGCTCTTGTGCTGAGCCTCTTCGAACTCCTCGAGAATCCCGCGCTGTAAATCGATGAACATCTTGATCACGCTTTCGAAAATGTGCCACTGGCACTCTTCATGAGACGCCGGTACTCGGCGATGGTTACTTGTCCTGTTCCCTTGCAAGCCTCGCACTTGACGATCGGCTGGAATCGCATCGTGCATTTCAGGTTGACGTTGCGTGGGACGTTGCGTTTACCCGAACCCAAACACCACGGGCAAATCGCGGTCTCGTCTGTGTTGAAACGTGCGGCGTACTGCATTTTCCTCTCCTTATGGGATTGGACAGCCTCGCATCTGCGACCTGTCGCAGTCATCGTTGTTTCGACAGTACATGTCTACGGAAGCTGAGTCGATGCATTCTGGCGCCTCGCCGATGAGGCCAGGAGCCATGACGCTACCAGACACAGGGCTGTGATCTGGGATCCCGAGATGATGCCCCATCTCGTGACGCACGACCCGACGGAAGATCTTGCGAAAGAGTTCGGTGTCTTCCTCTCCGCCGTCGATAGCGATCACATCCATAATCAGGACGATCCTGCTATCGGCTGGCCCTTTATGATCACAGAAGGCTCGCGCGCCGTCGACGTGCGCTCCCTCACGCCACACAATGAAACTCTTGGTCTGCGCCTTGATGATCTCGTTGCGCGACGAGCCCATGTCACCGTAGACAGGACCTAGCTCGAAGTCGAACCGCTCTTTGGTAGCAATTTGCCAGTCGGTGCCAGCACGGCGGATGTCCTCCCATTCATCCGCCGTGAAGGTCTCGTCCACATAGAAGACGTTGTTACGTCCGCATCCGATGCTAAGCAGCGCTGCGAACAGAAACGTGTATCGGCCCATAATCCTTCCCAAGTAGCTTTGCTTTCGCTCCCAGGCTCATTCCGTCCCAAACTTCGAGACCTTCCAGACTGCACGTGATTTCACGCGCGATCTCATAACCGCGCGTGATCTTGAGCAGTGCACCTTCCGCGTTGAAACACTCGTACTCTTTGGGGCGAGTCGCCACGACGATGCGGAACTGCTTCTCGCCCGGTTTGCTGCACTTGCCGGTGACTTGGCAACGGAACATCAGAGCGACTCCGCGCGCGTCAGCGTCGCCTTCGCCTTGGTCGCGAACGAGAGGCAATCGCGCAGCCGCTTGGCCATAACATCCCAGTCGGCAGCCGTCTTCATGGGATACTCTTTCGTATCCTTGCTGATGTCCGTGAGCTCCGACAGTTCCGTAGCGAATTCGTTCCGTGTTTTCATGACTTCCTGCTCCACTTGAGGCTCTTGGTTGCCTTCTGTTCGGGCGTCAGCTTGTTGTAAGCAGCTTGCCTCGTAGCTGCTTCTTCTTGCTTTGCCTTCTTGCGATCTGGCCGCTTGCCGGCGACGCCCGGGTAGCGGCGCGTGTTGTTGTCTTTCATGACGGCATGACCCCGAACGGGCCAGTGGGTTTGTCGTCCGAGCCAGGGAGCTGAATCAGCACCAAACGCTCGCCCGTGTTCGCATGGCCGATGCGGTTCGTCGGTCCGAACCAACGCTGACCTCGGTACCACTGCGTGTCGCCCCTCTTGCCGGTGAAAAACGGCACGAACTTTTCTTGCTTGGGGCTGAGCTTGACTTCCTCTTTCATAGACAAACCTCGGCTTTCAGGTGGCGGTCGTACATGACGACCGTTCCAGCGGATGCAACGTTCATGCTGAATCGACCTGGTAGCTGGACGAGCAGGTGCGATCGGTTGAGTGCCTCTTTCGTGAGACCGTGATCCTCTGCGCCGAGCAAATAGCAGCAGCGGTTCGGATGACAGAAGGTCTCGAGCGGTCTCGCAGTCGGGTCGAGCTCTACTCCAACGAGCTGGCAGTCGTTGGGCAGATGATCGACGAGGTCGTCGATCGTCAGGTAGTGGAACAGCGGGATATTCTTCCAGCTTTTCATCGTGTCGGCCGACTGCGCGTGATAACGCGCTCCAACAGTGAAGATGAACTGAGCACCGAGGAGATCGGCGCTACGCCACAGAGTGCCAATGTTCTGTGGCGTCTTGCCGTGCTCGATGCCGATCGCGAAAAACCCGCGGGTTGAATCGAGAGAGCTCATGCAGCTCGAAATTGCTCCTTCTCGACGCGCGCCTTGATGTCGTCGATGTCGATGCCGTTGACGATGACGACGTTGCGCGGCTGCGTGAGCGTGACCGAGCGACCCGTGTAAAGCACGTGGCCGTCCTGCGGATTCCAGTCGCCCATGCGCCATTCCCACGTGTTGCCGGCGACAGTGTGCGCCTTGATCTGGTTGTCGAACAGATCCTCGTCGACGACCGCAAGCTGCATGCTCTGCGACGAGCCACGGCGCGTGCAGTAGAGGATGATGTCGCCCTTGTTGATTCTTCGCCCGAACGTGTCTTTCATGACTTGTCTCCTTGCGTGCAGAGGAAGCATTTGCACCCCTGCGAAATTCGTGCCTGCGAGCCGTGACGTGATCGCGACTCGCCTAGTTTGCTTGACTTCTCGCTGATACTGCGCTCGAGCAAGTAAGGCTCGCCTGAGCGCAGACGACGAACAGCGCGATCAATGATGGCGTCTGCTATGCGGGCGCTATAGCTCATAGCAGTTGCGCGAGCAGCTTGATTGTGGATTTGCGCGAGGAAGCAACCCGCGACATGCGCTCGATCCGCTCGTAGATCGTGCCCATCTTCGCCAGGTCCTCAGGCTTGCCGCTCTTGTAGCAAGCCCAGTATTCACTCCACGCTTGTGCCATTTCCTTGCTCACGATTTCTTCTTCCTTTCGTACCGTACCAAAATCTCGACGGTGGCGAGAACAAACAGCATGATGATCGCGTGTATCATTTGGGCGACCAGTAGTAATCGAGCAGCGCCTGCAACGCCTCCGTCGGCGACTGGTAGAGATCGATGCGACGCTCGGATCCATCCCACGCTTCGTACATCCAACTGTTGCTGTCCGGAGCGAGCATCACGCAGCCGCACGGTTTGGGGATGTCCGGATGGGGATAAACTTTGATGAACGTCGTGCTCAATTCAGGCTGGCTCATTGCATGATCTCCTGCAGAAGTCGGTTGATCTCACGCACCATGTCGGGCGAGAGGTTGTAGGTCGGCGAAACGTGGCCGCTGATCCACAGCATACGGCAGACCTCGCGCCACGTCTTGGCTGCTTCCACGCGATAGAGGATCACGCGTCCAGCGATCTCGTCCACGCGCAGCTCGTACTGCGTGTCGTTGTACTCAAAAGGGATGCGCGTCATGGCTTGTACTTCTCCAAACGACGTCGCAACTCCTCGTCCGTCACGTAGAAAAGATCTACATCGACCACACCCGCCGTGACGTGCGGCACAACATTCTCGAGTAGCTGGCCCAGGCGCAGCTCAGGATAGCGCAGCCACGCGTATTTCAGCGTATCAAGGAGCTTCTGCTGTTCAGGCTTCAGCGCGATCATTGTGTGTCCTCGATGTCGATGATGAGGTTGTAGGTCTCCAAGCTCATGCGGCCCATGAGCTGTGCGTACAAATGGCCGCTCGGTACACGACCGAGATCACGGATCGTCTCGCTCACCGCCAAGACGATCTGCATGGCCGCCCGTCCTTCTGTGCCTAGCATGCTTCACTCCTCTTGCAAGCCGCATTCTTGCGGCAGTAGTCGTGTCTTCCGAGCTTGCACGCGAGCTGCACGATCTCGTGCAACGGGCGATGCTTGTGGTCCCCTGGTACGCCGCGATCTTTCTTGCGGCGCGCGAGCACGTACTCGACCTGCAGATCGTGCAGGCGCTTCTCCTCCTCAGACAAGGCCGGCATTCCTGAAATCGTCCACGACGACCTGCAAAATGAACAGCACGCGCTCCGAACCGTAGCGCACAATGAGGCGAAAGAGATCGCACTTGCACATCGCCTCCCAGTCGCTGTCGCCTCCCTCGAGGATCAGCGAGACGAGAGCCGAGACTTCCTCGTAGCATTCACCGAGGCGCACGGCCTCGCGATATTCTTCGGGTGTCATTGCCTTACCTTCCTTCGACGACCGCCGTGTGGTACTGCATGCGGAGGTCGAACATCCTGCGTTCGAGTGAGAGCATCTGAGCGTACGCCTCGTCGATCTCTTGCATGATCTGGACCGAGGTCTTGGGGGGAGGGGGAGGAACACGAACCGTAGGCCGGCTGTCGTGGTGTTGCATCAGATGTCGAGCCCGGTTAGCTGGTAAACGAGCACGGCGTGCTTGTAGACGCGTACCACGGGCTCGTTGCCGAACGCGCGTCCAGCACCACGGTAGAAGTGCGACCAGCCGGTGAGATCGCGAGCAACCTCGTCCTCGCACTCATCGACCATCGCATTCAGAACAGCGACCTGATCGGCAAGGCTGTCGATGCCCAGGATCTTGCACGCCTGCTCGCGCGTGAAGATGGCGTACTGACCGCCCGACTCGCCGTCGCTGCTGGTCCAGTTGCCCAGCTTGTAGGCGCCACCGTCGCTATCGCTCTTCGCACATTTCCACGAAACCGGCATTTGCTGTCTCCTTGTGTGAGTGTGGTTGGGGCAAGCGGCGGTATCGGCGCTACCATCACGGGCCACGCACCTTGAGCCAAGCGCCCCAACCACGGGAGGAGATAATTCACGTCACGTGCCAGTGACGCGTCACGGCCGCGTGCCAGCTCTGGGGCGCCTTGCCATGTAGGAGACGCACCGCAACCCCTGATTTTCGATGAATTCGGTATGCAAGAAGGTTGTCTTACATTGTGCGCTGAGCTCGAGGAGCCCGCCCCTGTGCGCTTCCGACCCTGATACTGAACGCGCGCTCCACTGGTTGCGCTGTCATGGGGGCAGCCGGTCGGGTGAACGGCCGTCGTGGGACTTTGTGCTGATTTGATTTCACTGTAATACACAGCAACGTGTACCTCACATTGACGCCCGTTCAGTGGTTGTGTAGGTGCTGCACACTCCTGAGCCTGGCACGAGTGCTGCATTATCCCTCTGCACAACGGGCCAGACAGGCCCTCCCACGAAAGAGGCTCCCCAAATGAAAGACACGTCGAAGCTCGCCGTCCTTGGTGACCAGATCCTGCGCTCCCTTGACCAGCTCCCTGGTAACGACCCGAAGACCAAGGCCGTGCGTGAGCACGTGCGGGCTCTCATGTCGGCACTCTCCGAACCCGAACGTAACACAGCGACGGACCGTCCGCAAGCCAGGATCGTCGAGCACGGGTCACTTCCGCCTGTGCCCCCCGAACACGTCTCCGACTTCGCACGGCCGCCTTTCAACGCGCCTGGCTATACGAGCGAGTCCAGCGAGCTCCGGCCCAGCTCGGCGCCTTCGAGCGTCCCGAAGACGTACGCCGGACGGCGGGCGTTGCGGCGCGCGGCTGGCCTGACGTTGAAGGACGTCGCCGCCAAGGCGCGGGTCACGCTCCCCACGGCGCGGATGTACGAGGCAAACCGCATGGCGGTCACCAAACCCGACAAACGCGCAGACCTGGATCGGGTGTACGAGCAATTGCACATCCCTCGGTGACGCCATGACACACGACCAATGGCACGCGCTTCTGTCGGTGTTGGTAGTGGCTGCTCTCATACTGGCCATAATCGCCACCTTCCGTGATCGTTGACTGGCACAGCGATTGCAGGAGCGGAAGGGGAACGAGACGGCGTCAGGACAGCAACCTCCCTTGCGGGACAGCAACCTCCTGACGTCGTCTCCCCTTTTTCTGTACAGGAGATCACACGCCATGTTCGAACACACCGACAACGACAGCATCATTCGCGACAGCTACAACGCCCCCGTCACGGATCTGCGGTACGACAGGAGCGCCATTTTCGGCGGCGAGCCCAACGAGCTGCATTACCGCGGGTATCGTACCGGAGCCGACAGGAGCCGAGCGGCACACTGTCTCGCCAAGCGAGGTGCACGGGTCGTCTGCTTCCAGGACACACAAGCGGCGTTCGCCCTGCAGGTGTGGCCCAACTCCCTGAACCCGGGCATCTGCCGCTAATGGGCGCACAGCCTCGCCTGAACGGCGACATCAGCTCCGTAGAGGGTACGCTGCGCGTGATCCTCACAGCCGCTCGCACCATGAATATGCGCGTCAGCCGAGGTGCGTGCGGCGGATGCGCTCTCTTCCACGCGCGTAGCTGGTACGAGGTGCCAGAGGATGTGGGCCTCACGGATTTCGCTGTGGCCCACCTAGGCATGACGCATGCGCAAGCGTGGGCGTTCATGTCCGGGTTCGACGAGCCAGGAGGCTGGATGCCCATGTGGTTCGATCGCCCATACGGGCACAACTTCAACGAGTCACACCGTGCGTGGTGGGACCTCGGTCACCGACTGGCAGCAGAGTTCTGTCCCGAGTCATGAAACGCACAGACAAACTCTGGGTCGCACAGATCGCGACCTTGCCCGTAATTCTCGCACTCGTATGGTGGCTGGCCCATGTCTAACCGCATCACACACGACATTACATGCACCGTCTGCGGGAAGCAGATGGATCACACTGTCCTACGTCCAGGCTGGGTAGTGGTGCCTGTGCTCGATGGAGACGCGTATGCGTGCAGCACGCTGTGCGGTCTCCGTTTGGGCCACATCATCGCCGAACAAGCTGCGTCGGATCCCGAGGTTCGCACACGTGACACCCTACCAGAAGTGGAGGTGGCTGCCGCTCTGCCACTCAACTAGGCCATGCTCGAAGAGCTCATAGAGGACCTGATTGACGCACTGCATGCGACAACGGAGGACGTTCACTTCTACATCATGACACGTCACCCAGCCGGCGGTTTTGTGTGGGCGTTCCGCATACGAGACCGCCGGTTCGACGACGAGGTGTGGGAGACTGGGTTGGGACGCACACCAGAACTCGCTGTGCGCGAGGTGCTCGAGCGGATGCGGGCAAGCATCCTGCATTGAAATACACAGGAGGGCGGGCAGTGTAACCTGCCCACCTCCAGTGCCGGCGTAGCTCAATGGCAGAGCTGAGAGCCTGTACCTCTCCGACGTGGGTTCGATTCCTACCGCTGGCTCTAATGCAAAGGAAGGATGATATGCTCCCTCGTGCGACTGTGTGGGAGTAGATTCGCGCGGGTTGCGCCCGCTAGCGTCGTGCGTTCTCGCACCGTTCCCACAGCGCGCTGATGTCGAGCATGCGACTGTACCAGCCTGCAGGGTCGATACCCAGCATCTCCGCCCAGATCATACCCTGCGCTACACTGGCGTTTGCCTGTAGCAGGGCGAACTGCGCTTGGCGTACCTGACCTACATCCAGGTGCGATGTGCACTCCGTGATACCGCGGATGAAATGCTGTCGGCAATCCTCGTGCGATGTGAGTGCCTCTACTTGCGTGTATGTTTTCATACATCCTCCTCTTCTGTGAGACCATGTCGGAGATCGCCCGACGTGTTGGACATCCACCCACCAATAACCACGGTGTTAACACCCTCGGCTGCGCACGCATCCGGGGTTACATCCAGCTCCTCCCCATCGTCGGAGATCGCGCTGTCGTCAGCCCAGCTCACGAGGAGGACAACCTCCGCGTTCTGGTCTTGCATGAGCAACTTAGCTACTAGGTCGTGCACGGTCATATGATGTATGCTCCTTAGATCTCGGTTACGGTGATGGTATAGCGTTTGCCGTTGGCGAGTGTAACCGTCTGACGTACACGTGCAGGGGTGAGTATCTCCTCCGCTTCTGTACAGTCGACGATGTCGTTGACGCACTGCACGACTTGCTCGAGCAGCTCGTGCGGGTTGGTTGCTGTGTCCTGTGCCGGGTCGAATTCTCGTGCCATACGCGGGATTATTGCATCTCGCGTGCCACAGCTATGCCCCCGTCCGTGCGCACTCCGTGCTGGCACGCTTCTTGAGTATGTATAGCGGGTTACGCAATGCGAACCGCGGTACCGTATAACGGGCTACGCAACCATACTCTCAAGCCCGCACCTCGGGGGTTCACGCTCCTCGAGCTTCTGGCACGTCTCGTGAATTATCCTCTTGCATCGCGTTTTGCGATGGTGACCGTGCGATCGGGAGGTAGCCGACCCACAGACCAAAATGGCTCAATGGCGCCGTGCGGTCACCTTCGGAGGACACGATACCACACATGCTAGCCCACATCACCACTGTTCGTCGCTATGGCATCCACACCAAGGACGGGGACAAGAAAACCCGCGTGTACGTCGACATGGGTGGATTTCCCGACATGTCCGACCGTGCGTACATCGAACGCATGCGTGAGGCTCTGTATGCTGCACACATGAATCCTGGTGCGCTGTCGTTCTCGCGCAAGGCCGGCTGTGGGTGCGGGTGCTCGCCCGGGTTCGTCGCCAAGGACAGCAGCGCCAAAGGTAAGGACATCTGGGTGTCTGCCTACAACGTCAGCGTCGACCGTACCTCAGTGATCCCTGTCCTACCCGTGATGGTGTACCGATGATTACCGACAACACATACATTCCCCGCAGCAGTAAGTATCACCCGCGGTTCTCCATCCGCCGTGTTCTCGCAGAGCTCTCTGTAAGGGGAGGTGCGAGTACCCAACGCCTGGCCCAGTCTCTGGGCATGTCCACGGTGGAGGTGGGTTGGTGCCTGTGCCGGCTGCAGGAGATCGGGCTGGTCGTCTTCTGTGGAGGGTCGGAGCTCTGGACGTTCAAAGACGAACGTTCTCTCGACCTATTCTGAGATTGGCCAGCGCTGCCACGCTCTCTTCTCGTCCTCGCGCTTTCAGGTCAGCCCAGCTATATCCAGATATTCCCCCCTGAGCCACTACTCTCGGGGGGTGATATCTGCTTATCCTCGTTCTCCGTCCTGACACGGCGTGTTCTCGTCCTGTGTCTTGCGGATAGGGGGTGCTATATCCAGATATTCCGAACAGCCTGAGGCCGTCTAACTGGTTTGCGTTCTCTGAACCGGTTAGGATGAGCTCCTGCTGGTATGGTCGTCTATGGTCGTTCTCTTTTCTCCGTCCTGACACGCGCTTTTGGCGTCCTGTGTCTTGCGGAATTGACCAGCTATACTTATAGCTTAGAGATACTCGAGCTCGTCCGGAGGGCTTCCAGAGCCTTCTGGGCGGATGCGTATCCGAGTATATTGCATCGATGCAAGGTATGACAGCTCTGTCATGGTCATAAATAGTAGGTTCCGGAAGGCCCTCGGCTGACATTTCCGTATACTCGAGCCCGCCGGCTGACATTTCCGCACCACCCACCACCTATTATTTTTCCGAAAATTTTTCCCCCCGACTTTTTTACATTTACTTTTTTTTTCCTACATTTTCTTTTCAAAACCTACCCTAGATATTTCGGGGATAAAATGGTAGGTGGTGTATTCCAGAAATACCCACGAGAGACGCTCGAGTAGGCTCGAGTAAGTCGGTGTGGGGTTCCGATACCTACTATTCTGTCGATGTAGGTGCGAGTAGGTGGCTTGGCGACACGTGTAGGTGCGACTCCTACAATGTGTGTAGATGTGTGACAATCTCCTACTGTGAACGGGCGTTCACATATCTGGCACGGGACTTGCCACCATTACGCGTCATCGGGGTATTTCTCCCTATTGACAGACTCCTGACGGCGTGCTATCCGCCTGGTCGACCAAAGCAGGAGCAATCCAGGAGCTGCAGACGAGATGACACCGAGGCAAAAGACGCCGACACAGGCAGCGAACAAAGCCCAGTCAACGCGCGCAAGCAGCTCGGAAACAGCGTCAACCCACACGACGAGCTCCCTTCCTACGGTTGTTCGAGCGACGGCGCGAGGCAGGAGATCGGCGAGCCTCTTCGGTGCTGGTTAGACAATCAGGCTCTCTGGTAATTTCTGAGGCTGCTATCCCGCGCCTAACCATCTGCTCATAAAGCTCGTCCACCGTCGCGCGAGTACGAGTAGCGTAGGAGATCGGCCGAAACCGAGACCCGGGAAGCTGCGTTGTGTCGATCTCGTGCATGCGAGCTCCGTCGTCGAACGTCGTTGTTTTGATCATTTGCAAAGCTCGTCGTATTTCCAGGCCACTTCTTCCAAGTCTGCTACGTACTTTAGAAGAGCAGCCTCTGCGTCGCCTCTTTCGCCAACAGGACGGCACCAACCTCCTGGTACTCCATCCATGTAGCGGACCTGGTTTTGTAACTTGTCCAGCATGAGTTTCACTAGCTCCGATTTTTGGATCATTAGGGGGCCTCGTAGATTCGTGTGTAGAGCCCAGGGTTTGTGGCAAAAAGCGCGTACTGATCTTCAGACATCCCGAGCCATTCAGGTAGAGAAAGGTTGGTCTTTGGGTCTTTTGGGTCGTACACAGCCTCGTGCCAAGCATCAATAGAGTCGTCAATGCGGCTGAGCCTCTTGGTGTGATCTCGCTCGAGACGACACTTGCACTGAAGCAGGAACGCAGCTCGTACGTTGTCTCTCATTGCGTATCGGTAGGCAAACGTCACGCGTGTTTCGATAATGACCTGTCGCTCAGCGTAAGAGAGGCCGAACCCGATGTCGTCATCGCACGGAAGGACTAGGCGCATTAAAAGCCTGCCTGCCCTAGCTTGTAGCTGTTATCACGTCGAGGCTCTTTGGGCTCGAGATCTGTGAAGTCGAAGAGACAGACCTCGTGCTTGATGCAGCGGTTGTGCATGTCGGTCGTGCCTCTCTGGCCCGTGAACTGAAGCGCGCACGCAAGCCCAGAGCTCGCCATCTCCTCGTTGCGCTTGGGGCCAGCGGACTTGCCCTGCGACCAGTCGGCTGGATGTCGCTCGATAGACACACCATGCTGTGCGGCCCAGGCTTCAGCCAAGAAGTCAGCACCAGTGGGGCAAGAGCCAGAGACGAGGATGGGATCCCGATAGGACATTACATCGACGAGGAAATTCTGTGTGAGCTGTTTGTTGAACCACTCGATCACGTACGGCTTGGGTACCCAGATCTTGTGGCCAGCAAGTTTGTGCGAGGGTCCGTACTCAATGAGCTCGAACCCGAACTGACGACCGCCGAAAACACAAATGCGAGGCTGGCTCATAGGCGCCCCATCAATAGCACCAGAAGGGCTCCGAAAGTCGTACCAGTTGAAAACACCAGTACGAAGTAGACGATTTCTTCCATCATTTCCTGTTCCAATCCATAAAGCCGATGAGCGCGCAGACCTCACCGAGTAAGCAGACTAGCATTGTTGTCCAGTTCATTTGGCGTTTTCCTCTCGTTCTCGTTGCGGTTGATCAGGCGCCAGGCTTTACCATTGGCAGTGTTGTACTTCTCCCAGCCGAGCTCACGCAAGATGCGCGCAACGCGGATGGCGTCTTTGAGGTCACGCTTACAGTGCGGGAAATGGATGGGGTCAGCCAGAAGCTGAGCCACCGTGCAATGCGTGAGGTTCTCCGTTGCTTGTCGCACGGTCTCGGTCCACGGGTCTTCGTCGAGTTGCAGTCGCTTCTCTTGCTCGTCGTGGCAGAGCTCGTGTTCCTCGTCTGTTTCAGGGTACCACTTGAAACCCTTGTTGTACATCTCGACGGCCTCAGCCCAAAGCTGGTCTCTATCTCGTTCGAGTGCGGGAATGTTAATCTTCCCTGTTGCCACAGGGAGATAACGCCTATTGCCCGAGCCGTCTTTGAGATAGACATCGTAATTTACCGTTCCACAGAAGATGCACTGTCGTTTGATCTCGACGGTGGTTCTGTCGTAAGGTTTGCGGTATATGTCAACAGGAGAGGAAAAAAATGCTTTCGCCTTATCCGTATCGGCTTTAGAAAGTGACTGTAGCTCTTGCAGCTCGTATCCCCAGATTCCTCGCAGAGCAGTGTAGGCGTCTTTACTATCGAGGTTAATAGGGGTGTCAGCAAACCAAGGCTGAAAGACAATACGGAGAGCTGTAGACTTCTGCGTTCCTTGCTTTCCTTCGAGAATGAGGACATGGTCAGCCTTGCATCCTGGCTCTGCGATGCGAGCCACACCAGAAACGAACCACATGGGCCCAACGAGACGCGTGTACTTGTCGTCAGGCGTTCCCAGGTACGTGGACAACCACTTAATGAGACGAGGCTTTTTGTCCCACACGAGCGAGTTCAGGTAATCTCGCACGGGATGAAACGGGATCGCAGCGCCACGCATGATTTGGAAGATGTTGTCTGACGAGAACTCTTGCATATCGTAGCGCGCAGACAGGTAATAGCCGATCTGCAGGAAGTGCTCGTCCTTCACTGGGCCGAGCTTCACGTCATCAAGCCCGACGATGGACGGCGGTTTCTTGAGCCACACGTAGCTCTCTTTGAATTCGTCGAAACCGAGACAACCAGCAAACTCGGGATGGTTCTTGAGGATGAGGGACGCGTTGCCCAGCACGCGCTTTAATCTGCCCTTGTTATCGAACAGAAGCGAGGAGCGCCACGATTTGCACCACTCGACGTCAGCGGTAGCAGCAGGTTCGTAGAGTGGATTTACCTGAAGCTGGCTTTTCGCAGCGTCACGCGATACGGCGGGAATTGCGGCCCAGAACTCGGGCTGGGTTCTGTTGGCGCAATGGGAGTGCGAGCAGTGAATGTATCCATTAACGCCGCCATTTTCTGGTGCGAAGACGACGCAGGATCCATCGAGGTCAACGCCTGAAGTGTGCTGGGAAATGAACGGGCAGTGACAAGCACAGCGTCCCTGTCCAACGTACTCACCGAGCCAGCCAGCATGCTTGAGAGCTGCACCGTAGAGTCCGGACTCGACAGGTATTTGCTTCGGTTCTCGACCTTTTGCAACAGGCTTTGGCGAGTGAGCTTTCTTTTCAGGCTCTCGTGTACACAGATCGACAACCCAGTCAGGAGCATCAAGAATGAAGCCTCGAGGATTGCCAGCCAAAGTGGCTTCATAAGTGCGGCCACTATGATGGAGAGAAGGAGGAGCGACAACATATCCTCCCTTACTTTTAATGTCGATTCCAGCAGCAATAGGCTTGCTTTTGACGGCTGGCTCGTGTTTGAAGTAGAAGTGTCGTCCATCTCCACCAGTGCGAACCTCGTACGTGGGCGGCAGATCGCCATACTCTTTCTCCAGCTTGTCGAGCGACTCGTTGCCACCGTTGCGCGGGTCGATGTCCAAGATCAGGAGACCAGACTTGTCGGCGTTGATGCCGATGTTAGCCTTAGGCCACTTGCGCCACCACTTGCGGATTTGGTCGTCCGCCGTGGTCGCTACGTTGAGACCAGACTTGACCATTGGGTGCTTGCCTGGCGAGCCACAGTTCCCATGCTCGGGACAGGCGCAACCAAGGTCATCGAGCAGGCCCCACACCGGAAACACGAATAGGCCAGCTTGCGCGTACTCTAGCGCCCGCTGGCCCATGGGTGAGAGTTCCGGTAGCTGCTGGAACTCGACGACGTTGCTAGGCATTGGCGACAGGAGAAGTCACAACGACGACTCGCTTGGAATCCCTCGCAAAGCAGAGGCCCCTGGGGCCATCGTACCAAATCGTGTCACGCGTGAAGTTCCCGCGGCGACGGCTCTGTTGCTCGACGTGTCGAAGTTTGGTCACGACACCTGTCTGCATGCTGACCCTGTGGCCGTAGCTAGAGCAGGCGTGCACGATCGTGCTGCCAAGCTTGATATCGTTTCCGATTGCATCCTTCATGTGGCGCTCGCTTTCTCTACGTAATTCAGCACGCGCTGCACAGCTTCTCGCTCGTGCTTCTCGCGCGCTGCTCCGTACCATTGGCCGAGACCGGCCATCCGAGTTTCGGCGTCCTTCAGGTAGCCGATCTCGATCTGCAGGTATTTCTTGACGTCATCGATCGTCATCCTGCCTCCTTGGGATGTGGGCCACCGAGGGAGGCGTGGCTGGCCGTGTCACAGCCCTTTGGACTCGCTTTCCCTCGGTGGTGCTGAGCGTGGTCGCCTCTTAGTGCCCATCTAAACACAGAGAGCTCTCTCAGCAAAGGATTAGAAAATTTAACCAGTCGGAGCGCTGGTGTCCAGCTTACTCGAAACTGGGGTTCTCGTAGCGTCCTTCCGCAAGCTGGCGCGCGACTCGGATGCGCGTAGCAAGCACAACGTCGCGAGCAACGTTAGCCCAGTTCACCGAGCCTGCACCCATGATCTCAGCCAGAACGCCTTCTGTACCTAGACTGCTAAGGTAGCTGGTGAGTCGCTCCTCGGGCCAATAGGACATGCACAAAGCAATGTCCTCGTGACTCGAATCCTTGTTCTCCCAGGTCGCAGCTTGCTCTTGTTCGGTTGCGAAAATTTTCATATCTCATCTCCGTATTGTTGCCAGCCTGTGCGCTGGGTTCTTGCAAACAGTTCGACGTAGGGGCCTTTGCACATCGCCTCTACGGCGTTATAGAACTCGTCGGGTTTGGCCGAGTGACGGCCGCGTGGTGCAATGATGACAGAACGCGTGCTGTGAGAGTCGACATGGCCACGGCCTCGTCGACCAATCATGCAGACCTCGTGAGCTGCGCGCACATAATGACCGTTGCCAAAAGCAAGGAGAGCTTCAGGAAGTTCTCCTTCACGCTCGACGGGCTCGAACTCTTTCGTGGTCTTGACCCACACGAGCTCCGTCTTGTACGTGTATCCCCACTTCTTCATGACGTCGAAGGCGATCTGAGGACGCGAGGCGAGACGCCACAGGAAGAGCAGCGAATCGTCTGCCATGATGGGCAACTGAAAGTTGAGGATATCCTCGTCTTTCATAAGGTCGTAATGCTTCTTCGCCGCTGTCGTTTTGAACGCCTGCCCGATCATCCAAGGCGGGTCAGCGACGAGCACGCGAGGAAGCTTAGAGGTGCTCATTTTGTCGCTCGAGACGCCACTCGCTCCCGTCGTTACCATAGACCTCGAGGCATTCCTTCTCGCGATACTCGACTCGGTTCATGTAGCTGCCTCGATCGGCGTACGAGTTGGAATTGTAGCCCATAATACGACCGTCAGCCACAGCCGCAGTGAACCGCACGGCCATATCGTTCGCTGCTTCTTGGCGCTGAGCCTCTACTTCGTGCTGCTTGGCGATGGCGAGCTGGGTCTGCACTTTCGATAGCTCTCGCTGTAGCTCTTGCTCTCGTGCTGTGAGCTCCTCGACAGTCGGGCCGGCGAAAAGATTGGTGGGTATACTCATAGGTCGTCCTCGTCGTAAACTCGGTTGGTGTCTTTACGCGCACGCAGCAGAGCGTCCACCAACGGATCACCAGCCAGCGCATCGATCTTGTTGTGGACAGCGTTCCACAGCTTGCTGTTAGCTTCTTGCCTGTCGTTGCGTGCGTCTTGCAGCATGGGCTTTAGCTCCTCGGCTTGCGTTAGCAGAGCGTTGCGTTGCTCGCAGAGAAGCTCTGCCTTGCGGTCTGCCTTTGCAACCTCGAGAGCTAGAGCCTGCAGCTCGTCATCCACGAACAGCTTGCTCACCGCGACACCTTGTTAATGCGCGCGTAACGCGAGAGGAACTCGAACTCTGCCTGCTGGGGGGCCCAGGGCACGATGGTAAAAGGCAGCGGTTTGGGCATACGCGGCTTGACTTGTTCCCAGTATTCGGTTTGCGTGAACTTGGTCATGAGGTCGCGGAACTCGGTGGACAGCGACACCACGTCGGCCTGTTTCACTGCCTCTGGCTCGTTGTCTGGGCTGAGCTTGAACTTAGCGACGATGGCGGCCATCGCCTGCTTTTCGATCGCGTGGTAGCCCTTGAACGCAGGCGAATACTTGAGCGGTCGGGACACGTCGTTTAGGTACGCCTCGGAAGCATCATGCAGCAGGCCCCACAGCTTGAGCTCGTCGGGAAGCTGATCCGAGACGATGCAGCTGTGTTGTGCGACTGAGAACGCAAACTCGCCGTCCGTGTGACCGGTGAAGCGAGCAATGCGAGAGAGCGCATGCGCGATATCGGAGATGTCGATGTCCTCAGGCCAGAGGTTCAGAGGATCGACGTTCCGGCCAGAAAAAGTCGGAATCTTGGAGACACCTTTCACGGTGCCAGCGGTTTCGAAGTTCATTCGCTGATCCTCACTACAACGCAGTAATCCTTACCGATGATCTTACGCAACTGGTGCGCGATCGACTTCTGGCGGAATCTCAGCCTGTCGAAACGAGGCGAGTCAACCACCACGTCTTCTAGCTTTTCTGCTCTCTCGAGGTCTTTGGCACCGAGCCAGTAGTTCATGTCGTCGGTGCCGTCGAGCTCTGCAATGTCTTTGTATCGGATGGCGTACATACTCTAATCCTCGTCGTAGTCGGGCTCGTCGCCCCACTCGTCATCGTAGTCGTCGGTGTCGTCATCGTCGTAGAAGTCGTCGTCGAAGCCGTCGCCGCCGTAATCCCCGTCGCCAGGTCCCATGGCTACCATCCTGTCACCGCCTGAAAGAGCGTCTTTGTGATCCACAGCCCGAGCAGTCCGCCCGTGAAGAGCAGCCACGCCAAAAAGATGCCCGTGATTATGTTACCGATTAGCTTGCCCATTGGCTTCCTCCTGTCGCTTCTCGTTGCCTGCGAGCTTGGCCAACAGTCTCTCCCTGTGGCACCGTTCGCACAACACAGGGTCTTGTACGTAGCGCTGCTTGCCAGGTCCGCCGCAGTCTTCGCACATCGTACCGGTCGTAAACCACATCACACGTACTCCTCTCTGACGACCATGTCTTCATGATCTGCGCCTGTGCCGATGAGCGCCACGGGCAGCCCAGTCCTCGTCTCGATCTCGTCTACGAATTCGCGCGTGTTGCGCGTCAGCTTGTCGAAGTCTCGCTTACCGTTGTCGCTCCAATCGATGTACTGGGCGAAGTTGAGGCACAGCTTGGTCGCGCCGTTCGTGCGCACAGCGTCCTCGAGGTTCTGCCACGAGAACGTTGCTACTCGACGTATCCGCTTGGTGACGGTAGTTCGTTCACGCTCGGCGAGTTTGATGGTCTCATCGTAGGGCATTCCAGCTCTTGCCGCCACTTCTGCCCATGTGATTTCCTGGCTGTCGGGATAGAAGTCGCCAGAGCTACCCTGGGCGATGTTTCCGACACGGATTGGATAGCTCCTGATATTGAGCCAGACGTCGCCGAGTCTCTGAGGTGCCACGCCAAGATAATCCAGAGCGGCAGCGGTAGTGCAATTGCGGCTAGTACACTGAGGATAGTGCGAGCCGTGGTCGATAGAGAGCGCATATCCTTGTGATCCCTCGTGCAAGATGTCGTCGTAGCTGAGAATGTCGTGGATGGCGTCACGGAACTTCTGGGCTTGCAGGATATGAACGCCCTCCAGAGCGAGAAACGCATCGCTGTACTGGGCAGCAACAGGAGCGTTCTGCTTGCGGAGGATCTTGTCGGTCATCGCTGCAGCCGTGCCCTGCATGGTGCTGGCGATGTGCGCTGTGCTTTCGGCCCCTTCCCTCTCACGCGCCGCATGCTCGTCGGTGAGGACACACGCTCTTTCGTGGATGTAGATGGGAGGCTTGCCGCACTCCTTCCATTCCTTCGTGAGCTGTGACCAGGTGAAGCCTGAACCAGGAGTGAGGAAGAACGCGCAATCCCAGGCTTCGCAGTCGCGCCACAGCATCGCCGCCGTGGGAATGGCCTTGGCTACGAACTTGAAACCGTTACGGAGCGCCGTATGGCCGGCGTTCGGGAAGTTGGCTGACGAAACACCAGCGTAGCCCTTATGATCGGCGAGCCAGGTAGACAGCTTGCCCTTGCCAGAAGAGCCGTACGCCGCATCGAGAACAACGTCAACATGACCGCGCATGATCAATCCTCCGCGTAGAGCGATCGTTCGAGCTCGTACACGGCCGCGCGCATGGCGTTTTTCGCCTCTGCGAGCTCACGTTTCGAGTCGTTGTAGATCACTTCGTCACAGTTAAAGCGCTTTTGCACTTCTGTCAACACTTCGCGCGCCTGGCGCACTTCTTCCATCGCCTCGTCCACCGGCTTGCGGATCGGGATGAGCTCGCCCATGTTCTTGGGGCTGACCTGAGCCGGCTCTTCCAAATCCATTGTGTAGCCGATGAGCGTTTTGCCATCCGGCCCGTAGATCTCTGCCATTACAGGTACTCCGTTTGTAGCAGCGCACCAAGCGCTCGTTCTGCTTCTTGCACTTCGAGGTCGAGCGTCACGCGCTGCACGAGGAATTCCCGCACCTCGGTCCGCTTCTCGTAGGGAGTGACTTTGTACATCATGCTGTTCTCGACGATGGTTTGTGCACGATCGCGAGGGAGGGGACCAGGCCAGTTCATCGATCGTAGGGTCGCCCCTTCAACCACGACGAGAACTCGATGTAGAGCATGTGGCCGACAGCGAGCAACAGTACGGGCATCGCTGCGACTTTGTAGAGACGGACGACGTTCTTAGTTTTCACGGGCCAGGTCCAACAGGTTCTCGACTGGATAGTGTGTCTCGCCGATGTACAACACACCTGGGAATCCCCAAGACTGGTAGCCATCATCGGCTAGGGCAAGGCACGTGTAGCGCCACGCTCCGCACACGCACACCTCTTTGGTGCGGATGCGATTATCGTTCTCATGACGCCAATCTTCTTCCCAGTAATGAATGAGGAAATCGGAGTCGTTCATCGTTTTGCGTCCCTCGCCATTTCAATCAGCCACTCAGCAAATGCGAGAGGCGTTCTGTTTCGTTGAGCCTTGCTACAGACCTTGATGCCAGGTGGTACAGGGCCTCTGGGCGCAGTGCGCGAGCCTGAGCACCAGTGTGTTGGAGTTCCGCCAAAACGGCACGTGCGATCCACGAGGTTTTTATCCACTCGGACAAAGTAGAGCCACGTGGTTTTTCTTGCGACGTGTCCCCACGCGCATTGATCGACGACGATAGAGAAACCATACGCATCGTGTTCTCCAGGACGAGGCAAGCCGGCTGCATCCCAGAGCTTGGAATTAGCCGGCTGCTCGAGCACGCCACCGTTTTTCCTCACCTGCTCCACGGCCAGCAAGCCCAGCTCTGCTTCCTCTGGCTTCTTGTGGAGGTGCTTCAGTCGCGACCATGGGCCGCACGGCGGATGCGCAACAACAGGCTTGCCGCCTTGGTACGTGCGAGCGTCGCGCTTCTCGTCGTACCACTCTCTCACCAGCTTAGGGTACGGGCCCCGTGGCTCGACGTAGAGAGCCACGACATCTTCTGTCACTCGAAGACCTCGTCCTGGCACTTTTGACAGAGACGCGAGATGCTGTACTCTTTGCGCGAGAGCTCGTCGCGGAAGTTGAGATCGGGTGTCTTGCACCCAGCACAGCTAGCGCACGTCTCACCGTAGGCTGCTTCTCGCACGATCTCGAGAAAGTCGACCAGCGCTTTGGGCTTAGTCGACATAGAACACCTGTTGCTCGGACAGGTCAGCCTTCTGAATCTCGCGAGCGATCGTGAGCAGACCACCAGCACAGATGGTGAAGCCCTTCTGTGTGTACTTCTGCAAACGACGCAGCGTCGACATGGGATGACTGACTGTGTGGCAGACGAGCTTGCGGTGGGCCAGGTCCTCGAAGAACCGCTTGTGATAGAAAAAATCGCCCTTGCGGTTGAAGGCAGCAGCAGCGATGGTGAAGTCGAAGCTGTCGACCGTCGCCTCTACCGTTGCGAAGGTGCGCTTGCACAGATCGATCTGCCCGAGATGCGTATCGACTTTGCAGACGAAATTGTTTTCGAGCACGATCTTCGACGTGCCTGTGTTGACCGCATCCGTCACGCCTGGTTTTGTGATGCCGAGCACGAGCGGTTTGGCTTCCAGCCACTGACCCGCGTTGGAGAAGAAGAGGTCCCAATCGGTGTGGCACTCGCCGGTCAAGCAGAGATCACGGATAGCACCGCCAGCGATGCAGCAGCTGATCCCGGGAAGCTCGTTGAAGATCGGCTTGCACTTCTCGAAGGCGTACGATACCGCGGCCGGCTGTTGTCCAGGCTTGAGCACGAGGATGTCAGTTAGCATTAGATGTCCGAGCCTCCCCAGGTGTGAGTTACTTCGAAAGGCTGGCTGCAGCTGGCTACTTGGTCATGCAGAATCTGCGCAATTTGCGGAGGTTGCCAGCCTTCGGGCTTGAGCTGCTTGCCGTCTTCGCGTTTGGCGCCACCGCGCTTGTTCATGTTGGTACGATGAATTTCGTCCAGCACAGGCTCGGAGTTGATGCCGAAAGCCTGAAATGCTGACTCTACGACATACGCTGTATCGCCCAGCGCATCGGCAGCCTCGACAAGATCGACGGCTGGCTGGTCGTAGCCAATGCAGTCGGCCAGAATGTCTTTAATCTCATCGATCCAAGGTTGCTTGCCGTACACGGCCTCGAGAAACTCGCAGAACTCCTCCGCGATGAGACGCACGGCCTTGTGCACCGCTTCCTCGTTGGGAACCATCGGGAACTCTGGGTTTTTGATCCCGAAAGCAGCGCAGAATTGCTTGAGCATTTGTCTGATGGTCATCGCGAGCCTCCGTTGAACAGTTTAGGGACGCGCTAGAATAGTGTCAACTGACCAGCCGTCTCGAGCCGGTTGTACTTCGTGTAACGGGCGAACCGGTCAAAGCGCACGTCATGAGGGAACGCTGCTTTGACAATACGATACGTTCCCGGGTAGACCCCTACGGTCCAAAACCAGACACGATCGAAATCGCCCTTGTAGTCCTCAGCGAGAATGACCTGCTGGCCACCTTCTTTGTTGTACTTCTTGCTCTTCTCGCCGTTAACGACAACGAACTGCACTTTGGTTCCCTCGCGAACCTCTCGCCCCTTGTTTTGCAGTAGACGCGCAGCTTTCACGTGGGGCAGGCTCTTGTCTCCGAAATCGGCCAGCTCTTTTTTGATCGCCTTGCTGATCATGACAGCTTCGACGGGATGATCCTCGTGGAACACGCGTAAACGGAACTTCTCGATCAGCGCAACAAGCTCGTCAGCTGTTGTAGGCTTTGAGCCAAGCAACTTGTCTATGACTGCTTTTTGTAACTCTCTAGCAAGTCCGCACGAGTCTCCTCTTTTAGACTCAATACCAACAACGTCAACCTCTTTTCCTGGCTTAGGCGGCGTAAAACCCTTGTGAGCCAGGCGATATGCGTACTTCTTCCTATTGTACTTTCGCTTTTTGACGTCGTAGGTGAACGCGATCCCTTCGAACGCTTTTTCGTAGTCGAGATAGAAGATGTTGTCACGGCAGCCCCATTCTTTCGCCAGCTTCGGAAACAACTCTGCATTGCACCACGAGGTGAACTCCTTGAACTGCTCGACTGTGGGCCCCACCACAAACAGCGAGTCTGTGTCGATGTAAATGACGCGCCATCCTCGAGCTCTGCATGCATCTCGAGCTGCGTGGATCAGCGAAACACCTGTGCGCGTGATAGCCAGCCCGATCTCTACGCTGGAATAACGCGAGTAAGGCGAACACGCAACACCCATGAAAGCGTTCCCAGCCATCTTGTAGGCCATTGATTTGCGTGACGCTTCCTGCTCCTCAGGCGATCCCTTGGGAAATTTTTTGCTGCGCTGTTTCCACTCTTCGCGCAACGCGAGCATGTCTTTCACGCATTCGGGCAGCACGCCTTCGTCATCGGTGCCGAAAGTGATCGGCTTCGTTACGCCGTACTTCTGCATCGATGCCTCGTCCACAGGACACGTGGAGCCAGGCAAACCAATCAGCTCTGGCGAGATGTTCAGCGAGATCATGATCGACGGATACAGTGACTTAAAGTCGGCCACATGCACGTTGTGCACAAGCCCGTCTTCAGAGCGCAACTCGTCCACGTGGTTCGGTCCCTCGCAGTAAGCACCAGCGAAAGACTGATCTGGGTTGACGGCTTCATGATCTTTGGTCTTGAAGTGAACGCCTCGCCTGTTGCCGTAGCTCATCATGAGCCCGTCTACTTGGCGCATTGGCTGCAACCCTGGCGTATCAGGGAAAACCCAGGTCGCCTCGCACAGAGACTGAAACACAGACAGGTAGTCGGTCGCCTTCTCTATGTCGCTCTCAAGCACAACGTCAGCCACGTTGTAATCGCTGAGATCTTGCCTGCTCTTGCCTCCGGCATACCAGGCTTCCCACGTGCGCGAGCTGTCGAAATGCGACTTGCCTCGCCCGACCTTAGCCATACCGATGTTCTCGAGGGAGAAAGACACCTTCTCTGAGGCATCGCCCGAGTTCATGTTGTTGCGCTTGAAGCACGCAAGGTGATCGAGGTAGAGCTTGCGTCGCCACCATTTGGGTAGCACGCCTAGACGGGCCGAACGTCGCACGATGACATAGAAATCGAATCCGTGCTTCGCGTGCTCAGTCTTCAGGATATCGCTGTCTATTTGGCCACCGTTCCAGGCGAGAACCTGATCATAATGCGCGAACGTTTCCCAAAATGCAGCGAGTAGTCGACGCTCGTCGGCGTCGCTGTCTGACTGCAGGCAGCGGTGGACGATCTTTCCAGTCTCTTTGCCTTGCGTGGTCCAGCAAAGCACGCGCGCGTGGCCAGCGGTGAGATGGAAGAAATTAGCTCTGGAGTCAGCCTCAATGTCGAGATAGCACGCATAAGGCTTGCCGATTTGGGTGTCTGGGTGATCGACGAAATAACGACGGATGGGCGAAACGTCGCCTTCGAACGTCTGCACTCCCAGCTTGTGCCAGTAGCGTATTTGATCGCTGCGCTCGGTCCAGCTTCCACAGCTTACTCGGTACCAGCCGTTCTCTTTGCGGCAGTTGGCTACCGGATGCGGGTCGCTGCCTGGGATGAAGAAGTCGTAAGTGCAAGGCACCCAGATAGACGACCCGCCTGGTTGGATGAATTCGATCTTGTCTCCGCGCGACAGCGCGTTGATGACAATCATCGGCGGAAGTAGAGCTGCTCACAAGCGTAAAGAGGAGCTCGCCCGATCATGACAGACTTGGTACCAGCACCACCTTCGCTCCTGTACTGCATGTGACACCGGTCGCATTCTAGCACGCATGGCCCAGACACGTGCCCTTTGACGACGAGACTACCGCACTCGGCGCAGTAGAAACCCATCAAATTGACGGTAACTGTCCGTTCTTCATTTGTACGATCTTGCGGTTCAGGTACCATGCAGCTTTCTCCAGATCTTCGAGTGGCGCGCATTTCTTGTCGTGACGAGCGATGTACTTCACCACGTTAAAAAGGTAAGCGTCTTTCTCGAGGCCCCAAGCCTCCAGCACCTTGATTACTTCGTACGGATTGTCTTCGCCGCCGTAGTGCGCGGGATGATTAACAGCTTCCATCATCGTTTTCCTTTCCAATCGTTGATCCCACGCTGTCCAGCAATCGCTGCATCAACAGCAGCATCGCATTCTGCGAGAGTAGTGCAGACTCGTCCGTAACCTCCGCCAATGTTAACAAGTTGGAGAAAGCGTCGCTGGTCGTCGGATAGCCTGCCTCCAGGAAGCTTGAGCTCAATAACAGTGAGTCGGCCAGACGGGCGTACGAATCCAACCAGATCGCTACTACCTCGGCATAAACCGTAACGAACTGCATGACCCCCGTGCGTTTTAGCAACTCCGACTGCGTTCCTCCAAAAAACACAGTCAGCTCTTTTTCCAAGGTGGAGACGAGCTCTTGCTTGAAATTCCAACTCGGATTCGTTAAGTCCCTCATCGTTATCATCGTCGTAGCTCATAGTTCTTCCTCAACAGCTCTACCTGCTCTGGCGTGAGACTGATTTGGTGGCCCTCATCGTACATGTACATTTGCCCGCATACGGAGCATTTGTAATCTTCGTAGGGATTGTACCTCTGCTCATGCAGGCAGACCAAGCACCTAGAAATCACTGGCCACCTGTTTGTTGAAACCAATCATCCAGAGCCCTCTTCATCCTCTCCAGCCACGCTTTCTTCGCGGCTGTACCTGCGGCGCACTTCAACTCGTCGAGAGATGAGATCAGGTAATCGAACAGCCGACGGTCTGCTAATCTGTCCATTGTCATAAGCCTCCAAAGCCGCAACCTCAACACGAGTATTTGGCTTACGCTCGAGCCTGGCCACATAACCGATCGCTGCATCGGCTGCTTGTAGCCAGGCTAGAGATGGGCGCTTGTCGTTGCATTGCCCGAGCCTGTAGTTGGCCCAGACAGCTTGCTGTATCTGACGTGGAACCATGCGCCAATGGTTGAAGCACATCAGTTTTTCTGGCGGAACAGCTACCTCGCAACCACGCGCGTGGCAGCAATGCTCAGTCGTCGGACAGGTCGTCTCGTCTTCCGGCAAAGCGATCCCTGGCATACTCAATTGTTCCGTCATCTTTGAGAAATCCCCAATCTTCGCTTGCAAACGGGCCGGCGAGAAAGAGCGTCACACACGGCTTCTCGTCATAAAGATCGACACGGTGGAAGCAATTGCTATCCAGCTTGTTGATCGAGAACATGCGGAACCGGCGTTCGATGATCTTGCGATTGGCCTTGCACAGATGATCTTCACAAGGCAGACCGGTACGCACAGCGTATCCGCAATTGTTTTCTACTCGCTGTTCGCTGTATCCGCGCCACAGGATGAGGCCATAGCTCCACTTCCAACGGTGGTTGTGAAACTCGGCGTCATCGCTTGAATGAAACACGTGGATGTACGGGCGGCAGTGGAACAGATCCCTGAACCACTGCCCCACAATGTACAAGCGAGTCAGGTACTTTTTCGCATCGCTACGCCAAATGGTGTAGCGCTTACGTGTTGCCACGTAAAACGCTACCAACCAAAGAGCGACGAGCATCATTGTACTTCTGCTAGCTCCGCTGTTTCGACGGCCTCGATGCACGGCAAGAACAGACGCCCAGGCAGTGTCACTGGCTCTTTCGTGGTCGGGTCTTCCAACGTCATGAAGAATCCTTCCGACGGTCCCTCGAGGAGCGCATCCCTGAGCAGCGTCCAGTCGGCCTCGTCGAGCTCTACGATGTCGCCTGGTCCTTTGCCCCTGAACGCGGCTGCAATGCGCGCACTTGTTTTGATACCACGACCCGTGTTGTTGAACGGAACGTGTGTATCGCAAACGTAGCCGATCACCAGCGCTTGGCTGAGAGGCTGCTCACCAACTTGCAGATCAGCACCGTCCTCGCTGACTTTGACGTTGGGGCCGATCTTTACTCTGCGTACTTTACGCATTGGCAGACTCCACATGCTTCTTGGCGAGCCGACGCCCGAAATTGAACGCGTCTTTGTGCGCCTTCAACTTGTCGCCCATCTCGCTGAACTTGTCGCCGTCGAACCCGTTGATGAACGCGCTAACCCAAGCGCGCGGCTTGCCGAGGATACGAGCAGCAGCAGACTCGTAATCCGAACAGCGAAGATCGACCTTTTTGCCGCACATCACAAGGGCAAGAGGACAGCCACAGCTCTGCGGCAACGTATACCGCATTTGCTCGCTTACGCCGAGGCCCCACGTGCTTTTTTTGAGCTCCACACCAGCAGCTTTGTTCTGTCGGATGGCGCGGTTGATGATACGATAAACGTTCTTTTTTCCTTTTTCGATCGTCATTTTCATTTCTCCAGTTCAAAACGTAACTGATAATCTGGCCATTGTCCAGTGTATGATTTGATGATAACAGAAGCTTTATTGGCTCCGAACTTCTTCTCGAGTTTGAACCACTCTTGTCGGATTGCCTTCGGTCCGAGGCGCAGCCACTGGGCTTGAGTCGGTCGGCTGCCGAACAGCTTCTCGAACTGCTCTGCTGCAGCGGCCCATCGCCAGCCTATCGTCGTCATGCGCGCGAGCTCGGTCTGCTTCGCGTCTTCTGGCGTCTCTGACCCGTTGTAGACCTCTTGCAGAGCTACGTCTTTGATCTTGGGGGGCCTGAACACACCAGGGATAAAAGCGGTATCGCACGTAATGCAGCTCTTGCGCCACGCCTCCATTACAGCCCCACACTCATAGCACTGCCTCACCGGTATTGGATTGCTCTGCGAGATCGCTGTGCCGGTCAAGCTGTACGCTCTATCTGCGGTCGGCATCCCATGGCGCTCGCTTGCGCTCGTGAGATCGAGCAGCACGCCGTAGGGCTTGCCTGGAGACGGGCGCAGCACACGTCCTGTCGTCTGAATGTAGATGCCCTCATGCCCGCATTTGCGCGCTAGAATGCACACCTGAGCGGAGGGAACGTCTACTCCCTCGGTCATGGTGGCGCAGTTTATGATCAAGCGGATATCGCCTGACTCGAGCTCTGCCATAGCACGCACTCGATCTTTCTCCGAGCTCTTGGCGTGCACAATGGCTGTTTTGACTCCAGCCTGATCGAAGCTCTCTTTTACCATCTGCGCGTGCTTATTGTTCTGCACGAAGCAGAAGCCACACATTCCAGGCGTGTAGCGCTGGTACGCAGTCAGCGGGTCTTGTGCTAGCCCGCGGTTGATGTCTTTGTTCGGCCGAAACACGCGGCAAGGCACGAGATGCCCCTGCGCCATGAGCTCGCTATAGTCAGCGATCTTCACCATCGACTCGAACAAATGATCGAGAGGACGGCCGTCGTAGCGCTCTGGCGAGGCTGTAAGCCCAATCACCTTCGCGTTCGGGTAGCGACGAAGAACGTATTCCCAGCTATCAGATGGCGCGTGGTGGCACTCGTCCACAACAAGCACGTCAGCTTCGGGCCAGTGCCACCTAGCGCGCGTCTTGAAGCCTTGTATCGTCCGCACGGGCCAGTCAACGCCGTAGCTGTACACGCGTTGCTGCGTCTGCCGGCAGAGGTCGCGCCTGTTGCACAGCCACAGAGCTTTACCGTACTTTTGTGCCAGCGCTACTCCGGTGTTAGTCTTGCCGCAACCCGTGGGGCCAACTAGGCAAACTGACCGGTGTTTTTCGAGCTCAGCAGCGCCGTTTTCTACGGCTCGCTCTTGGTAATCGCGCAGCGGCATCAGAAGCCATGACCGCTCTTGAACAGAAACGCTAGATACTTCACCAGATGCTTATGGCTCCAACCGTCGTAATTGACGTGGAGCCAGTTCGCAAGACGACGCACGTTTTCTGGACGAGCTTTATTAAGCTGTTGTCTGGTCAGCACGCTTCGCTTCTTCGATTTCGAGCAAAAAACCCAACCGACACCGCGCATGCGCCAAGTGCGGCTTGCCGGTCTCAGGGTCGAGGTACTCACCACGTCGGTACGCCGAGATGTGCCGCATGAGCGAGGCGAAATGCTGGTCCACGCTCTCGTTCCGCCACTTCTGCACGCCGTTATCTTCGTGCTTGCCCACACCAAAAGCCATCACGTCAGCTTCGAGCTCCATCGCCCGGAAGCTCACCAGGTCCCAGCGTGCCTTCTTCATTTTGTCTTCTTTTTGAGGAGCTGCAGTATTTTTCATTTCAAGCGGAACCTCAGGCGGCGAGGGAAATTTGTCAATAGCTTCAGCATCGTTTGGGTTGAACCAACCGAAGCTGCGCGCAACAGACTCTGATTTGTAAGGCCACGATCCTGTTGGCATTACTGGCACACTTTTGCAAGCTCGTGCAACAAATAAACAGCGCGTAGCGAGGTGGCCATGGCCGCTGCTGTCACGAGCATCCACATCACAACAAACACGCGACCCGGAGTCATACGTTCAAATTAGCCATTTCTGCTGGTCCTGTCAACACGCCGAAGCCATCGACGACCGCATAGCGACGCCACCGTTGACACCGAACGTAGACGACTTCGTCAGGTCTTAGTTCTACTACGTCGCTTGGTCTGATAGGCGTCTTCACAGATATCACAAAGACAGCGCCACCATCCATCAGTGTGCAGCGTTCCAGGCTTTCCGCAGGTTTCGCAGGTGCGTTCACTGTCGTACTCCGCTTGTGAAATGAGCTTTTCGATCTCGTCGTGATGCGACGTCATGTAGAAGCGGAGACCGCCGAACTTCTCTTTGACCTGCATCGCTACGGGACGTTCTTCTGTCGGTAGCTTAGTGACGATCGCCTCGATCTTGCGCGAGAGCGTGAAAATGAGGTCAAACCAGCCGTCACCGCACTCGAATCCCCAGCACATGCAAGTCTCTCGCATCGACTTGGTGTGATCACCGAAGAGGATTGGGCACTCGCGATAAAGCTGCTCTGTGTGCGCTTCGTTCATGGCTGTGCAATAGTCTGCTTGGCGTTGAACCAGAAGCTATCGAACCGATTGAAGTCCGGATAGAAAGGCTCGACGGTCTTGAGCCTCACATTGCAATATTCTTCTGTCGCCGATGTGTCTTCCACGATGAACTCTACGATTACCCTGCTGCCCTTAGCGATCGGCGTACCGTTTTTGTCGTGCATTTTATCCTCCAAACAAACAGCTGCGCCGTCTTTTATTAGAGTCGGACGGCGCGTAACCGACTAGCCCGTTGAAATTGGGCCGATGATGGGTGGGATGGCGCCATCAGCACCTGGTCGTTAGACTATGCGTGGTTACACGCATTCCCACGTTGGACTAGAATCGGTCGAAGCTCTCTTCTTCCTCTTCACCACCAGCAGAGTTACCACCGCTCTCCTGCTGTTCGCTATTGCTGCCCTCCGCTCGAGCACCACCGCAGAGTACGATGTTGTTCGCGACGACCTCGGACTTGTAACGCTTGTTACCGTCCTTGTCCTCGTAGCTCGAATTGCGGATGCTTCCCTCGACGAGAATCCGCGATCCCTTCGTGAGGAACTTGGCGAGAGCCTCGCCACGCTTGCCCCACAGAGTGACCGTGTGCCACTGCGTGCTTTCCTGCCTGACCTTGTTTGCATCCAGATAGCTCTCGGTCGTAGCGAGCCTCATGTTGAGGACGGCTTTGCCCGAGTTTGTGTATCGAAGCTCCGGATCAGCTCCGAGGTTTCCAAGGAGTGTCGCTCTGTTCAGTCCATCAGCCATTTTCGTTTCCTCTTTCATTTCGAACGCGGGTTTCCTTGTAGGATCCCTTGTCTTTCATGTACATTTTCCCGTTGGGAAGTAAAAATCCGCCCGATTGGTCAACGTACAGCTTCAGTGATTTTTTAACCGCGTCGCCTGTCTTTGTCAACAGAGCCTTGATCTCGTACAGCTTGTTGGCTTGCTCGTCGTCTTTGATGTCACACGACGAGTCGATGTTGCTCAACAGATCAGCGCCCGTGTATTGCTCGAGCTTGCTCAAAGTAGCTGGGCAGGTACTAGCCATAGGGCAGTACAGATTCACGCAGTGCGGGCCAGGCGATGGTTCGCTGCCTGGCACGTGGAGGAACGCTGTGATAAAGCGTCCTTCGAACTCGTCGATCCTCTCCTTCTCCAGTACCCAGTGATGCGGGTAGCACTCACCAGACGCAACCTTCAGCACGATGCACACAACGCGTGTGGCATCGTAAATCCTTGCGGCTGCTAGGCCCAGGAAGTTCAGCTGATCCTTGTAAATTTCCCACGGGGTGTGCCCGGTTTTGTAGTCAACCACGCAAACTGTGCCGGGCTTAACTGCAATAAGATCTGCAGTACCGGGGAATTCTCCGTCAACACAGCCTGTATAATCTCGCGGCTCTGGCTCGGTGAGTACCCGCGCCGTGCGAGTGTTGACATTATAGGCGACTTTCTGCTCGTGATACTTCGTGCCACCGATGTGCTCTTGGTGCCACGTGTACAACGCCCAGCCGTCGACTTTCGCTTGCTCGAGCTTTTCTGGTGTGAGCTCGTGTTCATTGGCGAGAGCTTGCAGGTCTAGTTCAACGCCTGTGCTGTGGTGCTCAGCGATAGCGTGCGTTACGATGCCGTAATGCGCTCCTTCGCCTGTGTCATTGGGCGGAGCCGGGATGTCCGACCTCGCCCAATAACCGCACTTCATCAGCAGATTCGTTCTACTTGCCGACGCTTCCATTTTCCGTCTTGGGTGCGCCGTCGGAGAGCCAAGCCTTCACAAGATTTGCGAAGTTTTCACCTGGTTTCTCGAAGACCTTACCGTCGACGTCAGGACAGCGTGTCTTGCCGATGACGAAGTTGTGCTCCATCGTCATCATACCCTCGATGTCGAGGTTGTATACGAAGTTGTCGCGCATCTCGCCAGCAAGGCCCAGCTTCTTAACCTGCTTCTTGCCGTTGGCGCCTTCCTCGATCACGTGCTCGGTCTTCGCTCGGACCGTCATGATCAGGTGGATAGGCGCAGACAGAATCTGCTGAACCATCCGCTGATAGATCGGGTCAACGACCTTCCACGCACCGAAACTGTCGTATTTACCACCACGAGCAGCAGCTTTCTTCGCTTCTTGGTCGACTAGCGAGAGAAAGCCTCCTTCGCTGTTCCAGAAGTGCGTGAGGCTGTCGATGACGAGCACATCATACTCGCTTGCGGCTTCTTTGATGAGCTTGCCGATCTTGTCGGGATGGTACGGCTCGGTGAGCTGGCACACATCGAATTCGAACTCCTTAGCGTACTTGCTAGCGGAGCCGTACTCGGTGTCGCCGAAAGCAACACGGCCAAACTGAGAAGCGATCTTGAGAGCGGAATACGTCTTACCAGAGCCGGAAGGACCCTGGATGCCGAGACGCAGCTTTGCTTGTGATTTTGTCGCTCGTTGAAAAACTGACATTTGGTGTTCATCCTCCAGCTACTAAATTTAAGTAGCGAGAACGCCAGTGTCTAGTTCTTCCTTATCGGCTGGCGAGAGAGCGTTCTTTTTGTTTTTGTAAATCCGGTTGAAATGCTCAGGATCACACACTGGGCATTCAGGCTCGAATGGGCGATAACGCTCTCCCGACTTGGCACGCCTATATCCTTTTTTGTTGGGTCTTCTACTTCTACTCACTATCGAGATATCTGATCCAAATAGAAGGCGAGCCGGCTGGAAAGCTTTTCTACAAACTCTTCTTCGATCATCTGATCGAGGCCGAGATCGCGCATGGCCACGTGCACCAGCTCGTGAATCGTGGTATCCAGCTTGTCGTGCTCTGGCTGTTCGCTGTCGATGTAGATCTTACCTTTGCGCTTACCACCAAAGTAGACCTTACCAACGACCCAGCGCTTGCCATCTTTGAAGATACCAGGAAATTTACGTGCAGGAGCGTGAAAGATTCGCCACTCCTGCCCGTCCACGCCTGTGAACTGCGTCTTTAACTCTGGCTTACCGCGGCGCACGGGTAAGAAATCCTCGCAGAGCAGGCAGAGGGATAGCATAGCCCAAACCAGGCGTACCACTCTTCATGCTAACAATGCCCACGAGATTCCCAGATCGATCGAACACCCCAGACCCACTACCGCCGTTGTTCATGACGAGAGAGGCAACGCCCATGAACGGACCAGTTAGATCGTGTGCAGGCCCCACACCAATCTCGCTGTAGTAGTTAGTGACGAGGCCCGTGCAGAACGTCCAGTAGTTGAGAGTTGGATGCGCCATCATGAGGAGCGAGCTCCCAACAGGAGGCCCCTGCTCGGCGAGCTTCGCTACGGGATGCAGCGGTGGCAACGCCACATCAATAAGCGACAAGTCGTATTTGGGGGCCAGCGCTACCACTGTAGCCTCATGCGTGGCTTTCGGGTCAGACACGATGCCAGAGACCTCACCCGCCGTCAGAACGTAAATCTTGTCCTCGCCGTCCGTACAATGCTTGGCCGTCAACACGCGCGATCGACCGACCCAGACTCCGCCGCAGTAGGGGAACCATTGGCCGTCGTCGTTCTGTTTGACTAGCGCAACCGTCTCGTTCTGTAGATCAGAAACCGTCGGCTGCTGGCCGCCTGCTCCACAACGCGTGCAAGCTGTCGTAGCGAGTACAAAAATCGCCACCAAAAAAAGAGCCCAGATCTTTCGCATGAACGCCTCCATTTTGAGGTTAACCATCTGACGAGCGTGTGTCTAGCACTGACCACCACCTATTATTTGTTCTCCAACTTTTCCCTATCTCTTTTTTTTTCTTTATTTCTTCTCTCTCATTTCTTTCTTAATCCAATCTCAATATTTTCCAGATAAAATAGTAGGTGGTGGGTTATCTGGCGAACAGCTTGACAATGAAGGACCACAAGACGGAGATCCAAGACGCGGGCTTGACAGGAGCTGGAATCTCGGGGATGGTCGGCAAGTAGACTTCGTACTCGGGCACGGGCGCAACTGTCGGCTCTGCTGGCCCCACAGGTCGAGGCGTCGCCTCGATTTGGATGCGTGGCTTGGCTTCAGCAGCAATAAGAACGTTCCTCACAGCCTGGCAGATCTCTCCTCGAGTTATCTTACCATCTTTGTTTCCCATCGTGTCGAAACCAGCGTTCTGTCGATACGTGATCGGCTTGCTGTTCTTATCAGCAATGACATAGTCGTTGTCCTTGTCGATCGCTGCAGGCCAGAACACGGCGCAATAGAGAGCTTCCAGCGTGTCGAGTTTTTTGCCCTTTTGCTTGAAATACTTCACTACGTACATCATCTGCTCGGTGAAGCTCATTTTAGCGAACTTCTCCGTAGCGAGTTTTTTGTTCTCGTCGGTCACTTTCCAACCGAGGAGACCGCACGCGATCTCGGGCATA